CTTTTTGAGACATCAAAAAGAAAATGCGCCGTGCACGGTGGAAAAGAAAAAATGTTTAGGGATGAGTTGACACGCTTGTGTCAACTCACCCATACGGGGGAGTGACCGGTACGGACTGCCGACAAAAATCAGAAGTCTTCTGCCGGCTGCGCTGAAAGTACCCAAATGACCTGAGTGCGTCCCCGCATTTGCGGGCATGGCATTCGTTGGGTCGCAAAGAGGACACCCTCTGCTCCTCTCCCCGCTGCCGCTCCCCTTATCCTCAGAGGGGTTTCCAAAGGGGAAAGCACCAAAGCGCCGCCGGGGGCGGATAAAGCGAGGTGCTTTCGAGGAAATGGCACGATTGGCGGCCCATCAGGGCCGGGAATCGTATAGCCATGACGGTGTTAGGGCCGCAGCCCGCCCCTTTGTGTCGTTTCAAGGGGGTGCGGGGGGAAATCGAAATCCCCCCGCGTTTCTCTTTAGGGGGCCGGGGGGACATTCTCTTTTCAAAAGAGAATATCCCCTTGGCTTCCGCTGGGAACCCCAGCCCTTTGCGGAAGCAATTTTAATTACTCATCTGCTTTGCGATCTGATTCACGCCGGTGCTGGCCAGACCGCTTACAATGCCCACTGCCACGGCGGTGAGATAGTCCGTTGCGGGGAAGTCTGCCATGATCAGCATCCCCACCACGCCCAGAACGCCGCCGGATACGCCCACAATAATGGGGATCCACTTGTTCTCAAGGGCGGTTGCCTTCACAGCCATGCCGATCAGGTAGCAGATCACCGTAATGACCGCCACGCTTGCAATGCCAAATCCGGAAATATCCATGTTCAATTCCTCCTTTTGACCTTAGTCCTCTTCCGCTGCCTCCGCGCTGTTCAGCGCGTCCAGCACCGGGCGGAACATCCCCTTCCGCCGGGGGTCCTCCTTGGGTTCCTCCGCATACCGGGCCTTGTTCTTCGCGTTCAGCTGCTTCAGCAGGTCCCGGCTGTCGGCGCTTACCTCGCCCCGCTCCCATGCGTCATAGTAAGCCTTGGCCACCATCTCCTGATGCTCCGTGCAGAGATCGTCGAAGATGTCCAGCAGCTTGTCTCCCATGGTCACGGCGCAGCGGAACGCCTTTTCGTCCAGCACCTCGCCCTTGCGGTATGCGCAGTGGTACACCGCCCGTTCGTCATCCGTCATGCCGGAGAGCACCACCAGCCAGCGCCGCTCAATGAGCCGTCTTGCCGTCTCATCATAGAACCGGCTCCACTCGCTCTTGGGCACCATCACAGTGCCGTTCTTCCCGGTCACGGTGCCGTACATCCCGTTGGGGCCGAATACAGCCAGATTATCGTCCGCCACCGGGGCGCACCAGCGGAGCGTCACCTTTTCCGTGTCCGCCATCACCTGAACCACTTGGGGCTTAACCTCCGCCATGGCCTTTGCAACGGCTTCCGCCGCCGCCTGTTTGGCGATCTCCGCTACCTCTTCGGCTGTATAGAGCTTTTTGGGTTCCTTCTCCGCCGCAGGCACTTCCGGTTCAGCCACGGGCGCAGCCTTTGTCTGTTCCCGCAAGGGCTGGTCGGCTGCTTCCAGCTCCTGCGCCTCGATCCCCGCCGCCACATCTGCGGCCGTCCGTTTCTCTTTTGCCATCTTTTCCGCTCCTTTCAGATGCAAGATGTTTGCTCGTTTCTCGCGCTCCGCCCCCATGCAGGCTTCGCGCCATATCCGCGGGAGAGAGGGGTTCCTCCCTCCCGCTTTGGGTCTTACGCGTTGATGACGGCCATGCGGGACGCCAGCACCGGCACACAGTCGATGGACATAGAAACCACTACGTCGATGCTCATGTCTGCGGTCTGGTCGGGGGTCAGCTCCAACTGAATGGGCGTGCCCTCCTCCATGCCGATGTAGACGGGCTTGTAGCCGCCCGCGGGCACCAGCCAGATCTTATCGGCGGGAACAATATCGATCGCACTGGTATTCTGGGTCCCCGGCACAATGGCCGTGTCGATGGGCATCAGGTTCATGCCCATGTACTCGCCAAGGAACCCATAGCGCGTCCAGTCCAGCCCCAGCATGGTGGACAGGGCCGCATCCAGGTTCACGGTGGAGGCGTTCACCACACCGCTGGGCAGCGCCTTGGTCAGGGCGGAGGGACGAGCCACGCCAATGATGTTCCGGTAACGGGTCCCGTTCACCACGCTCACCCGCTCACCGGCAGTGACCCAGTTTGCGGAGGTGTTGGTAAAGTTCATGTTGTTGGGCACATAGGCGGTGTTGGCGGTCATCTTGGTCAGGGTGCTGATCCACAGCGCTGTGATCTTGGAGTACATACCGGCGGCCAGAGCGTTGAAGAACCGCCCCATGTCGGCATCGTTGCCCACCAGCTGATACCACTTCATGCTCACCCGTGCGGTGCGCAGACGGGGGTTCAGGGTCACGCTCTTGTTGTAGAGGGTGTTGGCGGGCTTGGAGCGGGAGGCGCCCCAGCTGTCATCCTCAAAGAGGAAGATGTCGTTGCTCATGATGTCCAGTTCCTTGGTCTGGCCGATGGGCACGGTGGTCATCTCAGCCAGCCAGCCCAGCCCGGAACTCATGACGGTGGGCAGCATGGGGGTCACGATCTCGGTGACGATACCGGCCAGAGTCTTGAGGTACAGGCTGTCGCTCATAAACTTGCGCTGGTTGCGGCGGAACTCGTCCAGATCAGCGGGGGGAATCTCCCCGCTCAGGGCGCACACCCGCTTGGCGCAGAAAAGCAGCAGGTTCTTCTGAAGGTTGCGGTTGGTCATGCTGTAGCTGTTCTGCCCCTCGCCGTCCGCCAGCATGGCGGTAAAATCGTCGGGCTGCTTGGTCATGACCCGCAGGGTGCGCTCGTCCCGGCCCAGACGCTCACGCATCAGCAGACGACCGCAGGTCACGATGTCGGCCCGCTCACGTTCCGCGTTGCTGAACTCCTTGGCGGCGCTGTCATACACATTAGGATCAATGCTGTTCAGTCTGATTGCCATTGTTGTCACTCTCCTCTCGTTTCTCAGCCCGCTGCCGCGTCAACCTTGCAGGCCAGCACGTCCACGAACTCAAATGCGCTCTGTGCGCCCTCGGTAAATGTGCCGCCGGTGGGCAGAACCTTGAAATACGGAGTCCCCACGTCGGTGGGAGCGGCGGTGGCGGGCACCAGCAGACCGTTGGCAATGGTCAGGAACTTGTTGGCCCCCAGAGCGGTGGACACGTTGCCGATGCCGAACCGGTAAATCTTGTTCCCGTCGAACACGATCTTGGTGAAGGTGACGGGATAGCCCTTGGGAGCGGGCAGGCCCAGGGTGTTGGCGCCCACCTTGTAGAGGTTGCCGGTGGCGGGGTCCTGAACCATGTTCACGTCATAGGGGTTGCAGGCGTAAATGCCGTCGCCCTCGCTCTTCACGGCGGCTCCGGTGGCCTTCATGTTCCAGCTGTTGCTGTTCTTGATGGTCACGGCGGCATCGGTGGGTCCAACGCCCACATAGCCCTCGCAGTCCATCAGCTCATCCTTTACGCACAGGAAACCGGCGGAGCAGGTCTCGTCTGCCTTATCGCCGTTCTGGAACTTGCCGGTGATGTTCAGGGTCTCGTCGAATACGCGGTTGGTCACACGGGGCCAAAACGCAGTCTTTTCAATGTATGCCATTGTGATTCACTCTCCTCTCGTATCTCAGCCGTTCATGCGGGCAAGCATTTCTTCAATGCCGCCGCCCTCACCGCTGTTGGTCTTGGGGTTGTTCCATGCGAAGGAATGCTGCTTGGCGGCCATTTCCTTCTTGCGCTTTTCGGTCTGTGCCTTGCCGTGTGCGGCCATCAGGTCCAGCACGGCGCGGTCTGCGCCGCAGAACTTCCCGTCAGTCTCCATGGCTGCGAACTCCTCTGCCCGGTCACACAGGCCCTTGGCAGTCTCGGTCATGTCGGCGTCGCCTTCCACGGCGCAGGCCCGGATGTCCTCCAAGGCCCCGTTCACGGCTTCCTTCACGGCTTCGACCCGGCGCTCATGCTCGGCGGCTTCCATGGTGCGGATCTTCTCCTCCGCCTCGTTCAGACGTGTCTGCAGTGCCTTCACGTCCTCCGCCTGCTGTCCCTTTGCGGCGCAGGCATAGTCCACGATGTCACTCACCTCTGCCATGGCGTTCACGCCCTCGCCAAAGGGGAAGGCTGCCGTGAGGTAAGCGGGCTTGATGCGGCTCTCCACCACGGCGCCGTTATCCTCCGCATTAAAGGCGTAGGTATAAGCGCTGCCGGCAGAGTCCACGAGGCCAACGTGCATCCCGTCCTCGCTCAGAGCGACCACGCGGTAGCCCTTGAACTTTTCGGACATGGCCTCCATTGCCTTCTTGCTCATGATGTTCACTCCTTTTCTCTTGTTCGTTTCGTTGCTTCCCTTTCCGGGGTCCAGAGACGCCGCCCTCAGTTTTAATGTCTTAAACTCTTCCTGCATGGCACTCAGCGCCTTGATCCGCGCCCCCGGAATTGCCGGCGGCACATCGTCTCCCAGCACGGTTACGCCGAGACCCGCCCAATCCGTAATGATCTCGTTCTCGCCGTCCATGTGGGATTTTTTCGTATCGGTCTCAGCGGAAACATCCATGCGCCCTGTCCGCACGATCTTTTCCACCAATTCCGGTGCGTAAAACTGAAATAACCGGCCCTTTGCCCTGATCCACTCGTTCCCGTCCTCTTCCACAATGGAAAAGTCCTTGGGATCGTCGGATAGGGTCCCTACGATGCGCTCCGCCGTTCCGTCCATGAACGTGTAGCCCTTCTCGCCGGTGTAGGGGTCCCTCACTTCTCTCATGTTGTGTCCGTCCCCCACCTTGCGGCCCACATAGGCACACAGAATGGGCTGACCCACAAACGTCAGGTAGTGCTCCCGCATATTGCGGAAATCCCAATGATTCTCATTTAGCCCGGAGCGCATGACCCACAGTTCCACGCCGAACTCGTATTCACTGAGCCGCTGCATGACCCGCAGTTCGCCGGACATTTTTACGTGCTCCGGCGGGGTTCCTCTTGTCCGAAACGGCATGGTCACGCCTCCTCTCCGTCAAACAGCTTTTCCACCCAGTTGTCATAGCTGGTGGCGCTGCCGTCGGTCTTGTCATACATCTGCCATGCGTAGAGCATGGTCTCGTAGCTTTTGCTGTTCTCCATCTGAAGGTTTTCAAATTCCCTTGCCAGCGGATACAGCCCCACTTCTTCGCTGGCGGCTACGCAGTCCCGCAAGGCGTCCTCAATGTCCTCCAACAGCCGGATCACCTCTCCGAAAACGCCGTCCATGTCCTCCGGCCGCTCCCGGTATTCCGGGGTCTCCGGGTATTCCTGCATCAGGTGCCGCTGGTGGAGAATGTCTCCGATCACGTCAAACCGCTTGGGCTGTTCGTGGGCCAGACGGTGAATGGCATCCGCCGTGTGTACCAGCCCAAATTCCACCAGAACCCACTCCTTCAGCGTGTCCAGACCCCGTGCGGCGTTCTGGTATGCCGCTGTGGCCCGCCTCGCCGCGTCCCGCAGCGGGGAAAAGCGGGGATTTTCGTAGTGGTAAATGTCCCGCAGCTTTGCCATGTGGTTTCCTCCTCTCGTGTTGAAAAAAAGCGCTGCCCACGCCGGAATATCCGGCGTCAGCAACGCTTTGCTCCTCCCGCTCACCGCTTAGAGCGGGGTGCTCTGTTCACTTTTTCTTCGGCTATTCGCCGTAGGTGTCGATGTCCGCCTCCTGGCCCTCGCTGGTCACGGTTCCGTCCCCCTTGGGTCTCCCGCCGGGGTTCAGATCGTGGGCCGCCTGGGGCGGCAGTCCGCTTTCGGACTGCTTGGCATTGTAGCTTGTCACCAGCGGCAAACGCTTATCCATGATGCCGCTTGCCTTGATGGCGTTGGAAATGCTCAGATCGTCCAGCAGGGAAAGATCGTTCATGGCCATGTAGATAATGGTCTGGGGTAGGATGCCAAGGGTCATGCCCTGCTTGGCCTCCTCCATCCGCTTTTCCTCTGTGGAGAGGGTCCCAAAGAGCGAGAACCGCCACGAATATTTCAGATTCAACTTGTCCATAATGGCGGTCATCATCCGTTCGTAGCCCCGGTATACGCACTCCGCAAACTTTCCTTCGATCTGCAAGGAGATTTGGGCAATGCCCGCCTTTGGGTCCTCCGTGGTGGGTACGATGGCGGACAGCCCTGCCTTGTTCATGGCGTAGCTGTACCCGGCTGCGGAAATCTTGGTGGCGCTGGGGGCTTCTGCCAGTTGGTGCATTTTAATGTTTTCCACAGGGGCCGTGAACCAGCCGATCCCGCTGGTGTTGCTCTCTGTCAGCATCTGATACCACAGGTACTCAAACAGCCGCCGTCCCGCGTCGGAAAGCCGGTAATCGTCCTCTGTGCTTGTAATTTCGGACTTATCCTTGTAGGGGATCTCGCCGGTAAACAGGGCGATCAGGGGGTTCTGCACCAGTTCCAGCTGGATCTGCTCGTACTGCGCCATCTGCACCAGAGAGAGATACAGCCCCGCCAGCGGAGAAATGGCGTTCCGGGATACATCGTCTGCCTCAAAGGTGAAAATCTTGTCCACCGGCAGCGTCACCCAGTAGAACCACCGCCCGTTCTGGGAGTATACCTCCGGGTCTCCCGCCAAGCGGCCGCCGGTCTGTTTCCTCCGCTGTTCCAGCATGTTCAGGTCCACCCGGTCCCGCGCCGCAAAGATCACCCGTTTCCCCGTGCCCTCCGGTGCCCGCTCCGCCGATGCGTAGAAGTCATCCAGATAGGGCAGCAGCAGGTCTCCGAACTGCATCGGGTCCGTCCCCGGCTGCATAAAGTACATCAGGTTCATCGCCACCGTGTATTTCGACACGTTGTTGAACCCCACGATCTTTACCCAGTCGCTGGGAAGCTGCTGTAAAAAAGCGTGGTTTACCTTGTTGTGGGGCTTGTCCACGCTGATTCTGGGATAGTAAAAAACTTTTCCCTCCTGCAAGACCTGCCCCGCGATCTCATGGGCCGTGGCCTTGGGGTCCAGCGTTTTCCGCAGCTTGTCCAAAAGCTGCCATTCCCGCAGAAAGTCCTCCCGCTTCGCTTCTTCCTCTGTGGCGTACTCCGGGGCAATGTAGCTGTGGTAGGTCAGCATTTCCGTGTACACCTTCCGGGTGTGAAACAGGGGATACGCCGTCCATTCTAGTGCGTGGGCCACCTGCCGCAGCCCCTGTTCGTTGCCGTCCGGTGCGGTGAGCATCTCCGCCACTTTGTCCTTGCTGTAATTCACCGGCAGGGAGGAAATGGCCTTTACACGGCGGTTCTGAATGTAGGGGTTATTCCGGGTGTAGGTGTTGCTGGCCGCCCGCATAAACGCGCTGCTTACGGCGTCCATGGGCAGATCGCCGTACTGTGCCGCCAGTTCCCGCAGCCTTCCGAATATCTTCGGGTACGAGGCGAATTGCACCGACCTCAATTCAGTTTGCAGGTCCATGCTCCCCGCCTCCCTTCATGCGTTCCCGCTCCTTCTGCAATTCCCATTCCAGCCGGTCCAGAGTGCTGACCCATTGCTTCTCCGCCGCCTCCGGCGTTACGCCCGCTTGGGCCGCCGCTTCTGCCAGGATCATGGTGTTGCAGTCCGCCAGCCACAGGCGGTCCCCGTCTGTCAGACGGTCCAGGTCTGCCCCGGCCACCTCCACTGCGCCCTCCGGCTTTTTCCGTCCGGTGAGATACAGCAGAATGTACCCTGCGCAGATCCGGTAAAACCGGGTGTCATACGCGATCTCTTCCGTTTTCCGGGTCCGCCCCATGGCGTACAGCCGGTATCGTTTCTTCCGTTGAGCCATTGTCAAAACCTCCGGCCTCCCCGCCGCGCCGTCACCAGCCGTCCGCTGCTTCCGGTGCTGATAGGCGGAGCCACTTTGTTTTCCTTGAACCGATCCAGCGCCGACGCCCAGTCACTCTTGTTCTTTCCGTGGATCTCCGTCAGCAGCTTCTCTCGCTCGATCAGCTGGGCCAGCCGCAGGGCATATTTCGTGGCGGACCAGCTATCGCGTTGGATGGCCTTGGAAATGCGCTTCTCGCTCATCCCCGCCCCGCTGGGCACCAGCTTCAGGTTCTGTATTTGGCCGGACAGCTCCCGGCACTTCTGATAAGGCTGTGCGAACTGATAATCCCGGTCATCGTCCCGGATGCGGTGCAGCCGCTTGTATGCCTCTACGCCCTCGTTGGCGTTCAGGGTCAGAAGTTCAACGTTGTGGTGCTCAAACTCCGTCTGTGCGTATTTCAGCATTTCAAAGTCCGGGTCCGTCACGCCGGTGCCGCCTGCCTTGATGGGGTAGATCACCGGAATGGCCCCCGGCAGCTCCGCCGCTGCGTAGGCCGCGTGGTTCTTCACACACAGGGGCGGCAAGCCGTCCCCCAAATCGGTCATCAAATCTTCCAGCACCCCGCGCCCGTACTGCCATGAGTCGATGGCGATGTAGGTCTGGCTCCCGTCATAGCAGAACCGGTTCCAGATCGCTTTCAGCCGCCGCGCCTGCACTTTGCTCTGGTCAGGCGGCGGCCAATCGTCAATGTAAACCAGCTGCTTCAAAAAGCGGTCCCGTTTCAGGTATTCCCGCTGCCGCATCAGCTTCAGCACCACGCAGGCGCATTTGGCGTTCTTTGCCGAATCCTCGTAGGAAACGTCATAGCCCACGATGTAAATAACCTCCTCCGGGTCCAGCTTGGGGTGCGGGTCCTTGCAGCAGTGCTCCGTCTCCATCACCAGCACCCGCTGGGAATCCGTCAGCACCTCGTCGGAAAGCACGGGGAACTCGTCTGCGCCGGTAAACCGGCTCTCCATTTCCCGCATCCACTTTTCCGCCGTCAGTTCCTCCCGGAGTCCCTGCGCCCATTCATAGGGCCGCATCTGCATGAGCACGATGCTCTCCCATGAAATGTCAATGGCAAAGGCGCTTTCCCCTTGGGTCATTTTCTTCATCACCTTGCACCGGGTCTGAAACGCGTGGTTCTGCTTGCGCCCTGCGCTGGTGATGGCGTGTTTCTTGTAGCCTACGAAGTTTTTGTCCCGCTCACCGCTGATGTTGTGCCAGAGACGCACGGCCGGCAGCACCACGGTGGAATACTCGTTGTAGTCGAAGGGCGGGTTTTCTTCCTGTGCGTACTCCTCCGCCGTCACGTCATGCAGGTTGTCACCGCGCATGGCGGAGATGTAAAAGGCGCTTCCGCCGTCCGTCTCGATCTTGAAATCGTCCTTGCTCTCCGCACTGACCCGCCAGTGCTTGGCAAGGATGGGGTAATCGTGCTCAATCTGGTGGTAGGTTTTCCCGCCGATGGCAGCAAGCTGTTTGTAGCTTGGACCATAATATGCGCTCTGGGTCCCCGGCCATACCAGCCCGTTTACCATGGCGTATTTCATCTTTGTGCTGGTCTTTGTCAGGCTTCGGGTTCCGGTGATCGCCACCTCCCGTTTCCTGGCGTAGGCCCGCACCATCACCCGCTGCATGATCTCCTCGTTGGCGAAGTCCGCTTCGTCGCTCCGCACAAGGTCCAGCAGCTTGTCCGGATACCACCGGAACACCCAGATCAGAAAGGCCCACCAGGCATCCTCATAGTCCGTGTAGTCCCGCTCTGCCGTGGGCTTCACGCTGACCCAGCCCTGCGAACTTGTCCATGCCTTTCCGGCCCGCCGTGCCATGGCTCCTCCTTACCGCTTTTTCTTCGCCGGAGGCATCTTCACCAGTCCAAGCCGCTGATATGCCTCCTTCTCCTGATCATTGGGTTCCTCCGCAAACTCCCCCAACTCGTCCCGCAGCCGCATCTCCGGCGGCAGGGTGGTCAGCTCAGGCCGCCCCTCGTTCTGCCGCATCCGGTTTTCGTTGATCATGAGCATCTGTTCCGCCGCGTCCATGGTGTAGGGGTATTTGCAGGATCGCCCAAACAAAATGCGGAACATTTCGTCCGGGTCACATTGTTTCCCGTTTTTCAAAAGTCCCTTCTTTTCCAGTGCCTCCACCAGACTGTCGATCCGCAGATCGTCAATCGGCTTCGCGTCCTTTTTCCGCAGTCCCTCGCTGGACAGGTTATCCTGAACCATCTTGTTCAGCTTAGCCGCCTTGTCATATTGGCCGATGGCCCGCATCTTGTCCCGGTCCAGCGTCATCTTCGCGCAGTCCCGCAGAATGAACTCCTGCTTCACGCTTACGCCGCCCGCCGCCATCAGATCGCTGGACAGTGCCTCATAAATGCGGTCCAGCTCGTCATAGTCCTCAGAGGTGTAGGGGTTCTTTGCGGAGTTCTCGCCCCAGTTCTTCCTCTGCTGTGCCGTCCCCACCTTCCGGTTCCGGGCGGACTTCTCGTTGCCCACCGCCTTGGTAAACTCCCCGGCGGTCAGCCCCTCGCCAAAAATCTTGGTAATGTCCGTCAGCCCGTCCAGAAAGCCAAGGGGTTCTCCCCGCCGTGTGTCCAGCTTCTTCAGCCGCAGGTTGTCCAGATAGGCGATCCACTTCTCGCCCACGTCCGGCTCCTTTGGCACCGCCAGCATATCAAAGGGCCGGTCAAATTCAATGCAGCAGTAAAAAAGGGCAAGGCTGTCGCTCGTGGCACGGGCAATGGCGTCATAGCGTTCCTGCTGTGCAGTCAGTTCCGCTGTATCCATCGGTTCCAGTTCCATTCACGGCCTCCTTCCCCTAAAAAAACAGAGAGTGAAAAGAATTTATTTCTTCTCACTCTCTATTATTTCACAAGATTTTCCCGATTTGGTAAACTTTAGTAGCCACTTGAAAAATTTTTTATTCCGGCTCCAAGCCAAGGATGTAATCCACACTCACGCCGTAAAAATCCGCCAGCGTGATCAGGGCCGACGCCTTCGGTTCCTTCATGCCGCTTTCGTAAAATCCTACCATGCCGTGGCTCATACCGCAGTATTCCGATACCCGGCGGCTGCTCATGCCTCTGGCCCGCCGCAATTCCCGCAGCCGTACCGCGTAGACCGGCAGTTCCCGGCGGTCCTCAGTCCTCTCCATCGTCCCCCTCCCCTTCCAGCAATTCGCAAAGCCGTTTCAGGCGCCGTTCGATGCTTTCCATCTTCCAAAGCAAAGAAAACAGCGCCAGCAGTGTGCAGGCGTATACCGTCATGGCAATATTTCCGCTGCTCGCCTCATAGACCGCAAAGCCCACCACTACAAGCAGGAGCACAAAATTTACAAGCGTCTCTGCCATGTCCTCCGCCCCCTTTCTCAGACTGCCCGGACCTCTCCGGGCAAAAAGTTCTCCGTCACGTCCCCGCCAAGGGTTTTGGTCGTCACGGTGATAAACCGTCCCTTGGGGTGTATCCATGTCACCCTCCCCGTCCGCATCGGGCACAGTTCCACGCTTGACCGCTCACTTTTCGCCCGCTCCACCGGCAGCGTCTTGAACTTTGCCCGCACCGTCTGTCCGATCTTCATTTCCGTCCTCCATACGTCACTTTTTTCAAATCTTTGTACCGCTCAGCGTGCGGAATCAGTTCCGCCTTATCCCGGATGATCTCTTTCAGCACCCGGTCCATGTGTTCCTGGCACACGTCCGCCGCCGGATTCTTGTAGTCCAGCGCCGGCCTGTATTCTTTTCTCACTTCTGCCCATGCTTCGGTGAGCCGCATAATGCGGTCATAGCCCCAGCCCTCCGTCTGGTGGAGGGCCATCTGGAGCGTGTCCATTGCAAACTGCATCGCCATCGCCGCCCCGGCGTTGAAGGTGGCGTCCAGCTCCGCCTCCCGCCGCTGTAAGTAGGCGGATCGTTTAGCCATCCCCGCCGTCCTTTCTCTCACCGTAGCTGCAAAATGTAGTTTCCAGATTCCTCAAAGTGCAGTCCCAAACTTTGCAATAATCAACGCTCTTACCGTGACACGGCTCCTGTACCCACCCTTTATGCTTGCAGTCCTTACACCGCGTCACAACCACGGCATCCACGGTGGGGGCATCACTTACTTCCCGCAACACTTTGGCAGCCAGCAAGTACGGAATTTCCTGTGAGTCCTCCGAGAACACATCTTTGCTGTAAACAGCGCCGTGATAGCGCCTTGTGTTCTCGATTGCCCTCGCACCGGCATTCATGGCAAGCATGATTTCTTCCGTGCGCTCGATGTATCCAGCCATGGTCAGCCCTCCTGTTTCAGCTCTTGCAAAGTTTGGTGGATACGCTTCGCGCAGACAGGGCATATTTCCCTCACATCCACTATGACATCCACTATGTCCGGGGCGCTTGCGTAAATGTCATTGTTGGTCTCCACGCTGACCCTATAAGTTTCCTGAAGATTGTGTATTTCTTTTCCGCAAAGATCACAAAAATGCTTCGTCATGTTCTTTCCTCCCTCCTGTTCCATGCCTCTTTATCCATGCGCATCGAGGTTACATCGGATGGCATCATGTGCGTGTCCTCGTAGGCGGCAAGGCGGTCTTGCAGCACGCTAATCCACTCTTGCTCCGTGTATTTCTCCTCGTACTCTGATGCCATAAGGACCTCTCCGGTCCTAAGTCGTTGTGTCAATCGTTCCATCACATTCCCTCCATTCTGAGCCTCGCTCACGGCTTGCCCTCCCACGGAGATTCAAGCCATTTTTTAATTTCATACCAATCTGCTGGCATCGTCGAAACACCAGAGAGGTCTTTCACGATGATATCCATCCGGAAATCGCACAGCACCCCGGCCAGCTCTTTGTCTGTCATGCTCCGGATCCGGTCGGCAATGGTAACGGGCCACGTGCGATACGGGCACTTTTCGATTGCGGCGCATTTTTCAACGTCATAGCCAATCTGCATGGGGCAGTTTTCACCGGTGCACTTTTTCATAATTCCACCTCCATAAGCCAGAACTTCTTTTTGCACTCATAGCAAGTTTGCTTGTTGCAGTTGATACCCATATCGCCGAATATATCCATTGGGCAGGCATTAAGACAGCCAGAATCAATTTGTGCGTCAGGGTAATGCTTCAGGAACTCGCTCTGTCTGGTTTTAGAGGGGTTATCTTTAGCCCACTGCTCGACAACGGCAATAGCTTCTTCGAAGGCTTCAATCTTCTCATATTCCGGAGTGAGACAACAACCTCCTTGCACATGATACAGTTTGCAGCTACCGCAGTTTTTCGCTTCGCACATCCGTTTTCGTGCTTTAAAAAATTCCAACGCATCCATCATTCTACCTCCGGCGGTTCCGGCAGCGGCATCCACGCCAAAGCACGAGCATTTGTTCCATTGGCAACTTCACCGCCCCAGCTCCCGTTGTTTTGATATCCGAGTGCGTAATTTACAAACATTCCATTAAAGTCTCCATAGCGGAAATACTCACCCCAACACAGCACTTTCCGGAAATTCTCCGGCAGCCGCTCCGCCACAGGGATCCACCGGGGCACCTGCCCCCGCAGTTTCTCAATCTCCTGCTGGAGCGCCGCGATGTGGGTACTCTGGTTGGCGATCCGGTCGGCTGCGGCAAGCCCCACGGCATCAACATCGCAGGAGGACCACTCTGTCAAATTGACTTTTCTCACCAGATTTTCCGGGACCGGCTCAGTTTTGTAAAACGGACATTTCTTGCAGTCGCCCATTGGTCCGCCTGCGGTTGAAACGCATCTCAAGGCATTTACGAGTTCTTGATCTTTCAAAACGGCAGTTCTCCTTCCTCCTCCGGGATCTCCCGGAAGTCCCCTGACGCAAGCGGTGCGGACGCTGTGTCCGATTCGGACCGCTTGCTATCGCCAAAATACACATGCTCCGCCACCACCTCGGCGGAGCGCCGGTTGTTTCCGTCCTTGTCCTTCCAGTCCCGGAGCTGCAAGCGGCCCTCCACCACGGCCATGCGGCCCTTGGTGAAAAACTTGCTCACGAAGTCCGCCGTGGAGCGCCACGCCACGATGTCAATGAAATCCGTCTCCTTCTCGCCGCCCTGGGATTTAAAATCCCGGTCCACGGCCAAAGAGAAGGACGCCACGGCGGTTCCGTTTCCGGTGTGCCGCATTTCCGGGTCACGGGTCAGACGGCCCATGAGTACGATATGATTCAGCATTACTTAATTCCCTTTCTCAAGCGAGTCCGCGTATAGCAGCGCCGCCGATTTAGTATGTATTCCTCATTTCGTTTCTGCTCCCTGCAAGACAGCATAGCTGCCAGCTCTGCCCTATGGATCTCCTCATAGGCCGCCCACCGGAGGCAGATTGCCGGATCGTGACATCCGATCCGGCGATCCGGGCAGTTTAGGCACGGAGGTGCGGTCATAGGGCCACGCCCTCGGCCGCTACCGTCAGAAGGATCACGGCAGCCACGGCGGCCGCCAGATTCAGCACCGGGAGGGCCCGGCTGCGGCGCTTCTCGCGCCCTGTGTATCGGCTCATGTCTCCGCTCCTTTCCCTGCCGCTGGGACAGGCGGCAGCCGCATCCACCAGGCCACTGGGGCCTGTGCCTCGATGTGCCGCTGCTGGTTCTCGATCAAGTCAGCAGCAGCGTTTTTCAGTACGCCCACACAATTTTTCTCGCAATACAACTCGCATTTGCAGCATTTACACAATGAGCCGCCTGCACAGCGCCGCAGCGCATTTACGAGGTTTTTTGTATCTCTCATAGTTCCTCCCTACATTTCTTCATTCAGCCAGCTTGCCCACGTCACCATGCGTGTATCATCGGTATTGGACAGTTTCTCCGGGTATTTCAGATCAAGTGAGCAGCCCTTTGCTTCCAGCGCGTCATCCACGGCTTTTTCGATCAGCTCACCCAATCTGGCTGCGTTTTCCGTGTAAAACTCAAAGTTTGTCATTCCTCGAACCCCCCAAGCACTTCCTGCCCCGGCAGAACGCCGTCCTCCATCCACCAGTGGAATACATCTACACCGGAGCGCCAAGAGTACATGGTGTTTTCCTTTCTCCGGGCGGTAAACATCTCCCCGGTTCCACGCCTTTGTTGCGCAGTTCAGCCCATGATACGGTCTGGTCCGCGCCCCGCAGGAAGCGCACACCACGGCAAAGTCAAAGGGCGGCGCCGCATCCTCGACCCTCTCCCCGCTGTCCCGCCCGCAGAGAGGGCAGGGTGGCAGCTTTTTCTTCCACCCTGCTCTCCGGTTCTCCCTGTTCACGGCGTACCGCCTCCCAGTAGGACCTTTGCCAAAAGAACCGCCAGCAGCAGTAAAAAGCAAATTCCGCCGATCAGGGCGGAGGTGTCCGCCCGCTCCCGCCGCCGCTGCTCTCTGGTCTTGCGGTTTTTCTCCGCCCGCCGCCGTTCCATCTCCCAGTAGGCTTCCTGTTCCCAATAATCGTTGCCGTGCTTCATGTCCCGCTCCTTTCTCCATGGTGGGGTAACGCTTCGCCAACCTCCATTTGCATTTGCTCAAATTCCGGCTTTTCAAACAGCGGCGCAAGCATTTTCCCCTTTGCCGCTTCGTAAAACGCCTTGTCAACCTCAAATCCGTAAGCGTTCCGTCCCAACTCATACGCGGCCCGGAGCGTAGACCCACTTCCAGCGCAAGGGTCGATCACCACATCGCCGGGGTCCGTAAATACAGAAATCAGCTTTTTCAGGACGCCTATCGGCTTTTGTGTCGGGTGTACCTTCGGATATTCACTGCGTTTGTCCCGTTCCCATGAAATCCAGTCAAAGACCATGTGCCGCTCTCCGTCTGCCCCAACGTTGCGGAACTTCGGCAGTTTGTCCCGGTAGAGGACGACCGCAAATTCCGTCGCGCCCACAATCTTCATGTTTGCCTTCAAGACTTGCGCCGAATAGTTTTTTACGAAAAACAGAGGATAGGACTTCATAAACCCGTATTGCTTTCCGTACTCGATCACCGTCTGCATCTGCTCAAAGGCGCAAAATACGATCATGGCCGGTGCTTGTCCCTTTTCTTTCGGTTCCTTGCGCAGCATCCGGTTACAAAAGTGCATATACTCCGCAATGCGAAAGCTCCCGTCCGTGTGAAAAAAACTCTGCTTTGCCAGCTTGCTTTCTCCGTTCTTGTTGTCGCCGCCCTGATACCACATGGGATTGCTGGCATAGGCATCCGCGCCGATGTTGTACGGAATATCCGCGATCACAAGCTGCGCTTTGGGGATGTTATACCGCTTGAAATTCTGGAAATTATCGTGGTAGAGTTCGCATTTCATGTTTTTTCTCCCTCCGCAGCTTTCGTTTGCACCGACTTAGAAAATCCGCGTCCATGTGCATCTCCCGGCAAATGTCCGCCGGGTCTGTCCGTGCTTCCAGCAGCTCCCGCAGCTTCTGCATTTCCGCTTCCCGCAGAAGGGGCGGCCGCCCGCCGCGGCTGGTAGTCCGACCTCCGCCCGCGCAGTTCACGCATTCCGCATAAGGGCAGTGGTTCAGGCAGTAGTCGATCTGGCTCTGCCGGTCATGGGTGCATATCTCGATCCGGTCTTTCCCGTCTGCACTGTCCCATGGCAGCACAGCCCGCACGATCACAGTTACGGTCTCCACCGGGCATATCTCCTTTCCGTTCATACCTCCCGCACGGTGATGTGCTTGATGTCCTGCATCATCTTCACCTTCATGCGGTAGGTCTTGTCTTTTTTCGTAGAGGGGCCTTTTACGTCCTCCACAACCAGATGCCATGTGCCGTCCTTCCCCCGATCCTCGTAGGAGAAGTCCGCCCGATACGTCACGGCGCGGCTTCGGTCGCCGTTGGCCGTGATGTAGCTTTCCTTCAGCGTGAATTGGGGTTGAAGCCGCAGATCCCGGATGGCCCCCGCCTTGCTGAGCAGTGCCAGCTCGTCATATCGAGCCGCCTCCTTGCGGCTGTCAAAGGTGTGCTCCGTTCCGTTGGGCAGGGTCCGGGCGGTGGGGTTGTTGTGGTGCTTACGTTTGACCTCCGCCGCCGCTTCCGCCTTCCCCTTCTCCTCCGTCACGAACCGGGCCATCACCCTGGCCGTCCGGTCGATCTGCTGGGCCTGCATCTGCTGCTGTACCTGCTTCCGGTATCGCTCCGGCAGGCTGTTTAGATCATCCAAACAAACACTCATCGCTTTTCCTCCTGATACTTCGGGCAGTCCAAAACCTGCACTCGCTCCACCAGTCCGTCCCGATCCATGCGGGATCTCCGCCGGACCTTCCAGCCGGGGACGTCCTCAAAGCGGACCTTTCCGCTTTTCTCGTCCACCCGGCTCCATTCACACTGCCCATAGGCCAGCTTGCAGGACCAGCACTTGTGCAGACTGTTGGAGGGGTCCTCCTTCTCCGCCTTCGTGCTGTATCTCCGCATACAGCTTGCCAACGTAAAATTACCTGCCATCCCCATCGGCCTTTCCCCGGAGATAGGCCATCACCTCATCCCGGCTGCGCCGCTGGGGCCGTACCGCGTCCTTGAACCATTCCGGCGGCTTCACCGCCTCGGCTTCCGGTTTCACTTCCGGCGCCGGCAGTTCCTTTTTCTCAGGTGCCGCCAGCTTCTCCGGCTCCGGCCCGGTGCCGATGCGCTGTACCAGCGCCCGAACCTCCGAAGGCAGGGCGTTGATCTCCCGTTCCCGTGCGGAAATGGCCCGGTAGCTGCGCTGGAAGTTGCTGGACACTACGCTGTGCACCGTCTCCGTGTCCATCCGCGCCCACTCCCGCAGCGTGTTGGGACTGCCCACGATCCGCTGTACCACCGGCGGGAACTTCTCAAATTCCTCCTCCGCTCCGTACAGCCCGTTTCGGATGGCCCTTGCCACCAGACCCCACGCCTCTGCCTCCGTCATTTCCGGTTTTGCCGTCAGCAGGCGAAGTTTGGCCTTTACTTGCCCGATGGTGGGCGGGAATCCCTTTTCGTCGCTTTCGATTACGCTTTTTACCGCCGCCGCCACCAGCGCCACCTCGTCATGGGCAAACATATCCGCCCACAGTTTGATGGCGTTGCGCATATCCGGCCCGGTGGTGCTGCTGTAAAACCGGGGATAGGCCGCCGTCAGAATATCCATGATGATGCCTGTCTCCTGTCTGGTCATGTTGTGCGGCCCTCCTCCGCGTCCATCTCCGCTGCCAGCTCCGTCCAGCTTTTCCGGGGCTTGTCCGTCCGGGATGCCGCCGGGGCGGGTTTTCCCTTCCCGCTGTCCCGGCCTTCCCATGTGAGGAACTTCTGCTTCCAGTTCTTCACCGGGTTCCCCTTGCTGTCCCTCCACGAGCGGCCCTGTGCGTCCGGGGTGTTAAAATACTCAAAAAACCGACGGGGGTCCACCGTGCTCTGCCGGGACGCGGCGTAGGCTTCCACCTCTTCCAGCGTGGGCGGTACGAATTTCACCGCCGTCCGCTTTCCGCTCTCCGGTGCCTTTGGCTCACTGGGGGCACCGCCCCCCATATCTTCTGAACGTAGTGAAGAAGATATATCTTCTATATCTATCTCTTTCTCTATCTCTTTCTCTCCGTAACGATGTTCGCACAATGTTCGCACATCGTTCGCACATCGTGACGGTCCTCCCAGCTTTGCTCTTGCTCTGGACTCCCTCATCCGCTTCGCGGAGGAACCTTCGCTCCCAACGTTTTTCACCGCATACGGAAAGAAAAACGTGACGTCATCCGAGGTCTCCGCCAAACCGCAGGAAAGAAGGTAGTTGATCGTCACCTCCACGTTGGCCGGTTCCTCATCCAGTTCCAACGCCAGCTCATCGGCAAAGTTATCGTCAAGACCTGACCACTGCAAAATTCCATCGTGCTTCATGGCAATGAGCTGCATTTTCAGGTAAATGATGAGGTAGGTATCCCCGCCTGCCAGCTTGCGGAGTTTTTTGATCCGCTTGGACGTAAAGAAGTCATCATAGAGCCGCAGCCAGAAATACCGGTTTTCTTTCGCCATAGGTCAATTCCCTCTCTCCGTCTCCAACTCAAGAAACTCTTCAATGTCATCACATTCTTGCTCGCCTCGCCCACAAAGCGTTCGCAACACGCAGCACTTGCAGTTATCCTCTGCTTGGTTGAAAAGGCACATCCGAACCATGTAGGCATATTCTTTCGTGTCCGCACAAACGATCTTCATAGCCATCCCCCCTAAATCTGCGGTACATAATCGTAGGGTTCGTCCTCTGCGGGCTGGTCCCACGGCAAAACGGCGTCCTCCTGACTGTCAAGGGAACCCGCCTGACTGCCGCTGTGTTCCATAGGCTTCGCCGGTTCAGGGGAGCGCGGCTTCTCACTTTCTGCCGCCAGCAGCCCCAGCACTGCCGCCATCACCGGCTGCGGGGCCACGAACTCCGCGTGCAGCTCGCTCCACTCCTTCTGCTCCCCGTCACGGGTGGTGTAGCGCCGGGTTTTCCACACGCCGCACACCAGCACCGCGTCTCCCTTTTCCAGACACGCCGCCATGCGGGTCACATCATCGTCCCCCACGGCGGATACGTTCATAAACTCGCCTTTGGCGTACTTCATGCCAAATTCCGCTTTCGGGGTCCCCTTGGCGGTGGCCCCGGTCTTGACCTCGCGGGTCACGGTGCCGGCACACATCATGTACCGGCTCCCGTCCTCATCCCGCGTCTTAATGGAGATCAGCATGGTCTCTCACCTCATTCCCCAAAGAAAGTGGCCGCATAGTCCATACCATCGTCCTGCGCCTTCTGAGAGGTCTCTGCGGTCTTTTCCGCCTTTGGGGGTGTAACCATACCGGATTCGCTCTCCACGGTTTCCTGATGGGCTTCCACAGCCACGGGGGCAGTCTCCACCACCTCTCCGGTAGATGCCACCGTGCGCTCCGGCATGGGCATATCCGGGATCATGCCCTCGTCCTCAGCGCTGGCTTCCTCCATGAGCTGGGTCTTGACCTCCGGGGACAAGGGCGCGTAGCCGCTGTTCAGCAGCTGCCGCAGAATCGTCTTGCGGCACATCCGGTCCTGCCCACCGTTGGGATCATACCAGGGGGAACCGTTCAGCAGCTTTTCCACGTCCTTGGGGTTCATCTCCCCACTCTGCATGGCCTTGAACTTCTCATAGCTGAACGCCTTGGAGTACCGGTCCGCATGGCGAAGGAGCCGGTCCATGGGCCAGTATTCAAAACGGAAGGTCCCGTCCTTCAGTTCGTAGTAACCGTAGTAGCCGATAATAGGCTTACTCTGCCGCTCCTCGTCGCTCTCATACTTGGCAAGGTTCACGATGGGCTTGCCCGTCCGGCGGCTCCGCCCCTCGATCTCGCCCTCACGAATGTCCGTGCAGTCAATGTCGGCATAAAACCCGGTGGACATGGCAAGCTGGATGTATCCCTTGTAGCCCAGAATGTACGTTGCGGTAGTCCCGTAGGGAACCACATAGTAGCCATGGCCGAAGATCAGGCCCATGCCCTCGCCCCGGAGGGCCGCCGCCACAATGGTGCTGGGTTCACAGGCTCTCAGCTGTTCGCTGGCATTCACGGCGGAGATCAGGGTGGAAGTCAGCCGCGCCGCCGCCTTGTCGCTCCGCAGAGCGCTCTGGATCATCTTCTGCATACTGGGGGCCGCAATGGCCATGGAAAACGTGGGCTTGTCCCGCTGGGTCTGGGTCGCAAAGCTGTTTGTTGCCTTCATGACAAAATTCCTCCCTTATTCAGTCTGCGCGGCCAAAGGCGATGCCGTTGGCCAGCATATAATCCCGCAGTCCGTTCAGCTGCTCCACAGTGCCTGTCACCCGGAACGAAAGGGTGACGGTCTGCGGAGCCGTGCGCTTCGGCTGTACCTCCGCCGCCGGAGCCGGTGCCGGTGCTTCCGTCTGAATGGCTCTGGACGCTAACACGGCGGCCTGCACCCGCTCCGCTCTGGCGGCTTCCTCCGCCGCCCGCGCAGCCTCGGCCTGCTGTCTGCGCTGTTCCTGTTCCGCCTTCCGCTGTTCCTCAATCTCCTTCACCCGCTTGAGCGCCTGATCCTTTTTCAGCACCGTGGGCAGATCGTGGCACTGCTTGTACTCTTCCAGCAGCGTAGTCTCAAACTCGCTGTTCAGCCCGCGGATGGCGGCAATACTGCTGTCACACTTGCTGATCGCCACCAGAATGTCCTTGTGGGCCTGTTCCTCGGAATAGGTGGCGTTGCCCCATCGCTTGTCCAAAACAGCTTCCCACGGGAGAAATTCCGCAAGTTCTCCGATGCGCTCATCAAAAAAGGCCCGGATAGCGTCCAGTTTCTCCGTGCGGCGCCGTTCGTCAAAGGCTTTGATCTGGCCGTCCAGATTGGCGGCGGATTCGTCGCAAAGGGCCGTCAGCGCCTTGCACTTCCCCTCAAAGGGGGCGTAACTTGCCAGCGCCGCCGCCTTCGCCATCTTCCGGCACTCGTCGATACGTCCCGCCACGGAGCGGATGTTGGCCCGGTACTTCTTCGCCGCGCCGATGGCCTCCTCCGTCACCACCATGCCCCGGTACGGGGCCAGATTCTCTTCCAGCCACGCCTGACACTCTTCAAAGTTGGCGGAGATGCTGAACTCCTTCAGCGGCGTCAGGTCCGTGGTAATGGCAAATTCCATCGCGCTGCTCATGCGTCTGCATCCTCCTGTTCTCCGGTATCATAGGCCGTGATCTCCTTCAGCAGCGGCATGATCCGCTCGTCCACACGGCTCTCCGGCACGTTGATCTCCACCACCATGGCCCGCTTGTCTCCGCCCTTGGTGGGGGCCATCACCTTGTCCCCCACCGTCAGCGGCATCGCCGTCCGGTAGGTAAATGCGTTCCCTGCGTATGCCTTGTGCAGGGGCTTGTAGTAGCGAATGTTTACCAGCATCATGCCTGCGCCTCCTTGTCATCGTCCTCTTCTGCGCAGGAAATGATCGACAGAAGAATTGCCAAATCCGGGAATTTTCTGCAAATACGCTTGACCTCAAGCAATGTCCGGTGAATCAGATTCACCAGCACATTCACGTTGGAGGTGGAAATGGCGCTGCATACCTGCGCATTCGCATCGTCCACAGCTACGCAGATAAAAGCCGCAGGGGTTTTGTCCATCAAAACCTCGCCGGTTTTGATGTTCCTCACCGTGATGTGAACCTCGTTCTTTTCCATATTCATGTCTCCTCGTCTTTCTTAAATTTTTCGGAGTTGTGCGCTTCATAAAATCAAGGTCTGGGCGGGCATCGTCCCCGCCTCCACATGGTCCCAAAAGTCCGTTTCCTGTTCCAGCAGCCAGTTCAGGTCCGCCTCGTGCTCCCGCCGCTCAAAATCGTAGCGGCGCAGGGTGATATTGCCGGACAGATCATAGAGCGCCGCATAGAGCACGGCGAAGTCATACCCGGTGGCAAGCAGCTGGTGAAGGATCTGCGTGAAATAGTTCTCAGGAACCTGATCCCGCCATTTCGCCCAGTCGATTCCCCGGCTCACCGTCGAGGTTTTGATCTCCAAAATGCCCTTCCGTCCGGTGTCCGTCTCCGTCAGTTCTCCATCCAGCGTGGCAAAAAGCCATGGGCGGTCGCTCTGGTAGAGAATGTCATAGGCACCGTAGTAAAGCTCGTAGCCGGGATACTGCGCCATGAAGAAGTCCCGGATGGCCGGTTCCATTCGCCGCCCCAGCTCCACGGCCTCGTTGCCGCCGAGATCAGGCGCGGCTTGCGCCCCAGTTTTCTCCTTCCACAGCGTCAGCGCCGTTTTCCATGGGCTTCGCCCAATGGCCGCCGCCGCCTCGCTGCCACCGATGCCACGGCCCCGGCCTGCCAGCCATTGCGGCCGGTCCGGGAAAGTCAGCCGTACCAACTCACCCATTTTTCAGTTCCTCCCAATACCCCATCACGGTTCTGGCATAATCGCTGTGCCCCGGATGGCCGCTGTTGTAGGCCGTCAAGGCGTTCTCTACGTCATACCGGCTCAAAAGCTCCGCCATGTAGTCGCAGGCCACCCGGAAATTTCCGAAGGGATCCATCAGGTCTGTGACCCCCAGCCGCTCCATCCGGGCCTTGTGCCACCGGGGCTGTACCTGGCAGTAGCCCCAACTGGCCCCGCTGTCGCCCTTCACGTTCCGGTAGCCACTCTCCTTGCGGATGATCGCCAGCATCAGCGTGTACTCCACGCCGCTTTCCTCACAGGCCGCCCGGAGATAGCTTTGCAGGTCTCCGTCCAGCGGAACATCCGCCCGGAAGTAGCCGCTGTCAAACAGCGCCGCTTCGATCTTCTCGTTCTCGTAGTCCTCCTGAACCGGCGGGGCCGTCTCAGGGTCCAGCTCCTGCCAGAGGACCAGCGAAGCGTACTCCATCGCCGGTGTCTCGTCCCCGGCCAGCCGTCCCGCCGTCACGGTGGGTGCCTCCGGCTCCGGCTTCCCGGTCTCCCGCGTCAGCCACAGCGCCGCCAGCACCAGCTCCACAGACACCCACAGCAGAACCGCTCTGCGGATGGCCTTCCGCCTACGCTCCGCAGCTTCCCGCCGTGCCACGCGAAGGGCGTTTTCCAAGTGGGCTTCCCATGCGGCCTCCGCCTCGTATTCCTCAAAGGTTTTCATCAAATTTCCGTCTCCTTACAGCAAAAACAAAAAGCGCCGCCGAATAGACACCGGTCTCCCGGTTCCATCAGCAACGCTCTGCTCCTCTGTCCCAACGCTTAGGGACAGGCATCTCATTCACTTTTCCCATAGGCTTACTTGATCTCGTCCCGCCGGACGCGGATCACCTTCACACCGTCCTTCACCGGGATCAGCTCCACCCGGTCTCCGTGGGCCAGTGCCTTTTCAATGGCTTCCAGCGTCTTGGCGCTGACATACTTTGTCCCCTGTATCATGGTTTCCCGACTCCTTTCAGTAGCGGATGGCATCTCGCAATTCCTCAATGGGGATGTCCAGTGCCCGCCCCAGCTTCAATAGTTCCTTCAGCGAAAAGTCCTGCGGGGACTTCTTCCGAGACCGTAGGGTCTGCGGCGTCATGCCCGCCTTCTCCGCCATCGTGCCCACCGGCATCCCGATTGCGGCCTGTCTGCCCCACAGAAGTGAGATCAAAACCTCGTCATTGGGCTTTCGCCCCAGCTTTACCCGCGGCATCCCGCCGCCTCCTTTCGTAATTAGTAATCAACTGAATCAGGCTGATTGGTTCCACTCCTAAGTCCAGTTATATAGTTGCGAACCGCAATCGCCAACTCCAACAAGGGGTTGCACTTTAGGGCTGAAATCTCACATGTGGCTTCGATCAGAATCTCTTCTGCCGAGTCATATTCCCCAATTCGAGCAAAAGTGGAAGCATCTGCCAACTTGCTTGCAACCTTGCCAAACTTTGCGAACTGCTGTTCCAGGGTCAACCCATCAAACGCAGAACTCCAAAAGACGTTTATATCCTTATCTCCCATGGTTCGCCCCTCTGGTTTCACAGTTTTTTTCTCCAAGAAACTTGTTCACAAAATAAATCTGTGCTTTTGGCGTTACCTTAACGGTCTTGCTCACCGTCACCGTCCCGTCCGCATGGGTGATCGCCGTTTCCTTGATAGTGAAAAGGCCCATCTCCATACTCCGCTGCGTGGGCATATTGTAGTCCGAACCGGAGCGTCTAATGAGATACCCGTTTTCCCGCATCCAGCGGAACAATCTCGTCCCTCCAATGTCCACGCCGTTCTGCCGGAGCAGCTTTGCCAACTCCCCAACAAGGATAGAGGTGTTGGACGCCGCCACGCTGTCCGCAAACAGAACCTTTGGCTTGTCCTCCTCCGCCTTGGCTTCCAGCACTTGCAGTTTCTTATTGGCGATCTGCAAGGCACGGGCCATCACCTTCTCCGGACTGTTCCAGTCCTTTTCCAGTTGAATGAAATACTGACGGGCCTGTTTGCCCTTTTCATTCCGCTGGAGCATACACAGTTCCTTTGCCATGTCGATGGTGAGAATGGCATCATCAACAGTTCGAGAAACCATGCGGTCGCCTTCCATTTGAACCCGGTCATTTTTGACCGAGTTAAAATCTTGCCCCTCCGTAAAACCGTATTCGCACATCCGAGGGAACCAATGCCGGTAGTCCGCACCCACACCAAGAAATTCGTGCAAATCTCTGGCAGAGACAGCAGGCCGGTCATTGTCGTAGGTTATTTTAATAAGCTCATTCATTCGCATTTCTCCTTTTCGTTTTTTGTCACGCTTCGTCAGCATCCTCCGGCGCAGCTTTCCCGGTCAGCCGAGCCAACGCCGCCCGCAGTTTCGCTTCTGCCTTTGGAGCGTCGCCGTCGCTGTTGAGCACGGTGCTGATGTACTTGGGGTTCATTCCAGCTGCTTCCGCAACCTCTTTGATCGTCAATCCGGCGTTGTGGATCTCCCCCACCAACTCGCCGGTCCATTTTGCAGGCATTAAATCTTACCTCCTTCATTAAAAATGTTGACTTTGGTTAGATTTAATGGTATGATGCAAGTGACCAAACCGGCAAAATCCATCAACCTAATCGCCGTCAAATTAACTGACCAAAATCAGTTCATACGCTTATAATACCTGACTGCGGTCAGGTTGTCAACTCGTTTTTCTGATTTTGGTTAGTTTCGGCATAATGCTCAAAATCAGGGGGCAAGACTTATGTTTTATGACAGATTTAAGCTGCTGTGCAAGCGGAAAGGTATTTCCTGTACGAAAGCAGCTACAGAAAATGGTTTCAGCAACTCTACGCCGACCAAGTGGAAAAAGACGGCCGCTACGCCGGATGGTTCCACCGTTTCCATTCTTGCCGATTACTTTAACGTCCCCGTGGAATATTTGATGGGGTTATCTACTGAATCTCAAATTGATGAATATACTTTCCGCTTGGCAGAGCTGGAAAAGGCACTGAAAACCGCCACGGCGGAAGAAGCGGACAAAATCGCCGTGGAGATTGATGGCCTGCGGGAATCCCTTCATGACCTGACCTTTATTCAGACCATCGAGGCTGCGGCTGATGGTCAGGCCAAAAAAAATACCCGCCCCGCCAAAAGCGGGACGGGCAGCGCCTACGCGCAGTCAATTTATGATTTTGTCGATTCCTGCGAGGCTGACCAGTTGGCCGACCTTGCGCAGTACGTTGAATTTTTAAAAAGCCGTCAGGGGAAGCCCACTACCTAATTTCCGGTTTCCAGCGGTGTGCCGAACACCCCGCATTGAATAGCTTCCCACAGCTTTTTCATGCTTTCATCCGACAGTCCTTTGATCTGGTGTTTTAATTCATCACGGAGACCCGCGTCGGTATGAAGGTCCGCTCCTGTTGATTCCATTTCTACACATACAAGTCCTTTCTCCCCACCCATTCCGTTTTTCTTCCTTGCCCCCTAAAGCTGTGATGGAGAGCCGCCGCCCCAGCCACGAAAGCGGCGGCCCGTTAAGACCTGCTGCTTGGGGGTGCGGTAGGTCTGCTTTTATCGTACCATCAAAGCCTCAAGTTTGATAGTCTTAATACACACGATTTCGGTGTTGATACACACAATTCCGATTGCCATTTCGCACATTTTGTCAATTTTCAACAAGGAGGTACTCTATGTATGCTGTCATTGATTGACCAGTGCCGCGCGGTAAAAGAAGAAAAACACATCACCAACAAGGATATCGCGGACGGAAGCGGAGTTCCTCTCAACACGGTGAACAATATGTTCCGTGCCACCACCCATTCCCCTACGTTGGAAACTCTCGGCCCCATCTGCGCTTTTCTCGGAATTTCCATTGATCAGTTTTTGGGGATGGAACCAACAGAAGATTCTCCGCCCCCGGAAACCATTGAGGAAATCGTAAGCCGGGAACTGGACGTCTACCGTCAGGAGATCAACGGCCTGAACGCCCAGAACGAACTTCTCCGGGAATTTGTGGAACGTCAGTCCCACGGCATCCGCAACCGGGACCGTCTTTTGCGATGGATGTTGGTCCTTTTGATCTTCGTCGTGGCTTACGCCGTTTATCTGGACCTGCACTGTCTGGAATTTGGGTTCTTCCACGGCTGATACACACGGGAGGTGTGCGCATGAAATGCAAAAACTGTAAGCGCGTCATTGACGATGATTCCATTTTCTGCAAGTGGTGCGGTGAACGCCAGATCAGGGAGCGAAAAAAGAAGGACGAGATCAAAGTCCCAGCCCCCGCCCAGTTGCCTTCCGGGATGTGGCGCATCCAGCTACGTCAGGAAAAGCAGTCCATTACGGAAAAGACACCGGAGCTGTGCACGGCCAAGGCCATCGCCATCCGCGCCGGCTTCCTTGAGGTCAAAAAGCAATCCGTTGAAAAAGGGCTTACCCTGCGTACCGCCATTGACCATTATATCGACCGGCGGCAAAATTCCCTTTCCCCGACTACTATACGGGCCTACCGCATTGTCCAGAAAAACCGCTTTCAGAGCGTGGCGGACCTGACCCTCCACAATGGGATCGACTGGCAGAAGGTGTGCGACAACGAGGCACCGCTGTGCAAATACAAGACGCTGAAAAACGCTTGGCTGTTTGTCGGCTCCGTTCTGCGGGAAAGCGGTCTGGACGTGCCGAAGGTCAAGCTCCCCCAGCAGGAGATCCACGAACGGAAATGGCTGGACCCGGACCAGATTCTCACCTTCTGCGACGCCTGCCGCGGCAACCGCATTGAAACGGAATCTCTGCTGGCCCTCATGAGCCTGCGCCGCAGTGAGCTGCTGGCTCTCCGATGGAAGGATGTCGATCTGGACCATCACTGCTTTACCATTAACCAGGTCTTGGTCCCCAATGAGCATAACCAGTACGTCATCAAAAACTCCGCCAAAAGCAAAACCTCTGCCCGGACGGTCCCCATCCTGATCCCCCGCCTCGAAGAACTTCTCGTAAAACCGGAGGACGCTGCCCTCGACGATCTGATCTCCCACACCGCCCCAAACTCGCTCATACGATCTATCAATCGCATCTGTGCAGATGCCGGATTGCCGGAGGTCGGCGTCCATGGCCTTCGCCACAGTTTTGCTTCCCTCGCCTACCACCTTGGCTATCGGGAGGAAGAATGTATGCGCATCGGCGGCTGGTCAGATTACACGGTCATGCACGATGTCTATACCCACCTCTACCAGAAGGACATCGAGACCAAGCAGGACAAGATGTACCAGTTCTACGAAAACCGTGGAAAAGAAAAAAGCGCAGACCCGGACGAGACTTCCGACCCATCCTGACCCGCGCAAAATTCGTGAGTAATTCCGTGAGTAAATTTTGAGATAAAACCCCTTTGAAAAGCAATTTCTATTTACCCTATGGAAAATATTTTTACCACCCTAAAACGCCGGTAGCCGTTGATATATAAAGAAAATCCTGCAATCTCAACGATTGCAGGATTTCTTTCATCTGGCAGCGGGTGAAGGATTCGAACTGTCCCAAAAATATCTATGCGCCTTTGTTTTCAACGCGCTCAAACATCGTGAGTAATTTCGTGAGTAAATTTAAGCATTTGCATCGTCCACATAGCACCAGCTTTGGGGCGGCCGACTGATAACTTTTTCACCACAGTCCATTTTGGCGTAGTCGTAATGAAGGCAGGCACGGCAACCAAAATCGACTCTACACACTGGCTTGAACTCGCTCAATTCTTTCGGCGTATCATAAATGCGCAGGCCGGAGATGTGCCAGCCGTAGCCGGTTCCCTTTAGGTAGTTCACAATTTCTTCTCGCGTCAGGCAGGCTTGCTTTTCTACGTCATCCGGTGCATGGTTGAGGGGCGCAAGCTCATAAATCCGGTCACAGGTAAACTCGCCAGCAATATGACCGTTGAAAACGTCCCAGATTTTATCCGCTTCTGCTCTGCTATACCCTGAAATCCGGGTAAACTCTGTAAACCAAGCACCACGGAAAACATCTCCCCACACAAGGAATGGCCTTATATTTGTGCAGTAGATATAGCACTTAAACGGCGTTTCCAGTTTCGGCCTGGTCTTGCGGACTTCGATAGTCTTTTTGCCGCTGGCGATTTTCTCCACCCACTTGGGGCGGATGCTCAGCATAACAGTTTTACTCATGCTCTTGCACCCATCTTCTCCAAAAACTCATCGATCCTGCCCTGGTCTGCCACAACAACCTCTTTCCCGATTTTCTCGGCGTAGGCCCGCTCTAACCGTGCCCCAGAACTCTCACGCCAGTCCGGCAGCAGGACCACACAGTCCGCACAGTCGATCATGGAAAAGCAGATACGCATATAATCGCCCTGCTCCATACCGGAGGGAAGGTTTGCCGGGTTCAGCACGGAATGCCCCATATCCGTGAGGACCATCTCCGCCTTGGCGAACTTCTCCCGATAGTTCTTGTCACCGGTGATCTTCCCGGCAATATACACACGCAGGTGTGCCCCAACCTGCATATCAAACGCCCGCTTTGCGGGCCGTTGCTTGCTTACAACTCTGATGTATTCAACCATTCTTACTCTCCTTTGCATCCCGCATACGCAGTTCATTGACGGCCTCAACAAGCTCGTTGATTTTATCGCTCATTGCAAAAATTGACGCATACTCAGTAAGTGACGGATTGACTTGGAATGGTTCAATCTTACTCTTTTCTTTCTCTGTAAGGTCATAACGCCCAATGCGATTGAACTGTCGGTGCGCCTCGTTGGCTGTAAACTCATACGTCATGGTTTCCTCATTGCTGAATTTCACGGTAATTATGTACCCCGTCACAATATCTTGGTAGCACAAAAGATCACTCTTGATGACATACCCCCGGTTGCCATCCTTGGTCTCAGCGTAGTCTCCGATACGAAAAACATACTTCATCCCAAATGCCCCTCCCCACTCAGCAGTAAAATTATTGTATAAATGCTTGCGCAAATTGTGAACGTGCCAAAAGCCCCAAACATTGTAGCGTATAAGGTGCATTGTAGCGTTAACGCAGGTTTGTACTCAAGGTCACGTTTAAGCAAATCTTTCGCATAGAAAAAGATTTTACGGAAAAGGAAAAGAAAAACGATGCCAGACAAAATCACCATAAATTTTATTTGTCCTCCGTCTGTTTACAATATTGTTCGCAAAGATGGGCAAGTTCATCTCCTGAATAGTTTTTCCAATTTACATCAAGCTCGCACACCACGAATCTATCCTCTCTATCTTCACCAATACTGTTGTTGCCAGCTCTACATAATTGCTCAATCCGATTTCTTGTTTTCCATTGAGGTATATCAAGACCACAACAATAAACCATATTGCAAACCTTGCGAAACAAAACCAAAGATTTCATTTCTCTTTTCTCCTTTTTGCTCGATTTGGGCTTGGCTTACAACCATGAGAGTATAGTGTCCTACTCAACGCCTTAAACAAATCATAGCAGTTCGTAGCCATTTTTATTTCCCACTCCCATCTCCGGCCGCGTCAGCGGACGGTACACCGTCTGAATATCATTCTTCCATGGCGTCAGCCAGACGCACCACATCACGTCCATCAGCGGACTTCCCTTCTCTCCTGGCATCCGCTTCTTGAAAAAGAAATCCGGGCGCCACGTCAGCGGCAGAATGTAGCTGGGCGGGATTTCGTCAAACAGCTTCCGCCGGCACGTTGCGTTCCAATACTGTGACTTGAGCAGGAACGCAAAAGGCTTGCCCAGCTCCGCTGCTCTGCGGATAAATGCCTCCGCCAGTGAAAAAGGCGGGTTTGTGATGATCCAATCAGCTGCGTCAATGCTGGACTTCAAGAAGTCCGTCCCATCCAGAATGTCCGTTGTATAGACGGTTTCAAAGTAAGTTTGAAGCACACCGGCCATATCGCCCTCTCCCGTTGCCGGTTCCCACACGGACGTTGTGCGCGGAAGATTCAAAAAGCGCATAAGTGCCACCGTCACATCCGGCGGGGTGGGATAGAAGTCTGACTGACTCCGCCCATACGCACTGTTACCGCCAGCTATTCTGCTTGCATTTAAGCTATCCATATTCAACCTCCCGTAAACAAACTGATCTGCGCCGTGTGTTCCGCAAAGCGCTTTTCCTGCGCTTGAAAATAGTGAGGGTCGATCTCACACCCAACAAAATCAAAGCCAAGATCATAGGCGGCTATGCGGCTGCTTCCGCTGCCTAAGTGGGTGTCCAGTATCTTGTCCCCCGGCTTTGCGTACTTCTGCAAAATCCATGTGTACAATGCCACCGGCTTCTGCGTCGGGTGGATGCGCTTCTCATTGAGAGCTTTGTTCCCCTGTTGGACTGTCCCCTCTGCAATACTCTTCCCCTGGAACATCCCATTCCACATATAGCGGAATAGACGGACGCTTTCAAAGCAGTTCGTCGCCGCAATTTCGCAATCGCTGAAGCTGCTCTCCCCATTGCACTTGTCCCACACGATTCGCCCGTGAGAAAACACGAAATCAAAGTAGTTACAGCCCCATACAACATAGTGCTTTGACACTCTGCCCAATTCCGTAAAAAATTCTGCGCCAGGTATATCCCATTTCGGGGACACAGGGTAATCCCGTTTCACACCAATGGGGCTGATCTTACAGCCATAATAGCCACGCCGCTCCGGACCGCTGAAATATGGAGGGTCCACCACAGCCAGATCAAACGCCTTGTCCTGCAGCGTCCGCATATACTCCATGCAGTCCATGTTATAGGCTACGTTCAATCCTTTTTCCCTCCCTCAATCACGGTAAATGCCCCGCGGCGCTTGACCGCCGCACGAGCCTCCTTCTGCTTCACCTGTTCCAGATACTCTTTATACTTCGCCGGTAGGCGAAATTTTTCGCACGATTTTCGCCATTGGCTCCGCTTCGTATAGTCCCCATCGAACCACTTGCACTCATCGCAGCAATAGCAGACGTCCTCCACGTCCTTGATCTCTCCCGGCGTGAAGTATGCGCTGAATAACTCGCAGTTATAAAGGCAGTTGTTGCAGATACACCCATAACAGCTCATTCCGCATCTCCATCAGCCGGAACGTTCTTGTCTGCAAAATAAAGATGTATGCCACCGATTTCCCTGATAAGCATATCAAGCTGCCAGTGCATAAAGACTTGTTTATGAATCGTTTTTCCGTGCCAGAAAAAATACTGCGTCTCCGGGGAATGCAGAAAGTCTTCAATGCTCTTGACCCGCGTACCCTGCTTGTATTTCCGCTTATATGCCATACATACACCCCCCCTGTTTTCGGCACAATATCTATCGTCTCAGTCTAAGACTCTTTCTCCCGCCGCTTGCGCCCCTTCTTTAGAGATGACGCCTTGCGACTTTTCGGAAAGGTCAGGTAGCGGGGGTTCGCGTAGCGGAGGACGTGGTACAGTCTATCCAGCCCACAATTGATCGTCCTGCTAACTGTTGCCTTGGATACCCCCAACTCTTGACCGATATCCTTCATGCTCATGCCATAGACGAAAAACATCTCCATATACTTCCTCTGTGTATCCGTCAGTTCTTCGTCCATCGCCACCCGCAAGGCGTTTAGCGTATGGGCATGGAAATCCGCTTCTTCAGCAAACTCCCCTTGCAGCCACGCCGCATACTGGCTCTTGTCTCCCCAAAACTCAAACAATGGCACACAGCGCTCAGAACTCCCGGTTGGCATTCACGCTCACCTCCATTGCCATGGCTTCACAAAAGTTCTCCTATCTTTAGCATAGCAACCCCCTCCAATAGGGTTTTTGCACGTCTGCTTCACCTACCGCCTACCAGCACGTCACCTACCGACCGCCTGCGCCCCGCCCGCGCCGCGCAACCTAAATACGTATTCCCCACATAAGCGAAGCGTTTTTATAAAATTTTTTTTGGACCCCTTTTTGACTTTTCCGTTTTTTGCCCCCGGTTTTCTAAACTACCCCACTTAAAGGGAGAGGAAGGGCGACGGGGATGAGAACGTGGGGGGAGGGGGAAGAGTTGTGGAGAGATTCTGCGCCGATCCGGTGGCCAGGTCTGTAAACCACCCCCCACCCAGCCGGGGCCGTGGTCAGCTGGTCAGCTGGTCAGCCGGTGCCATTGGAGCGGAGGCGGGGACGCTGGGCGCGTCTCGGAGGTGGTAAAAACCTGTTGCAAATGCCTAAACTGTTGCCATAATAAGCAATTAGGGCAACAGTTACCGCCTTTTTTGGTGGCAAATGCAACAACGGTCCATGCCGCCCTTGTGCAACCTGACGAAAAGCGGCGGGAGCCGGGGCCGCGGTCGGTTCTCTGGCCCTCGGTGCCGGTGGTGGTGGCCGTCCTCCGATGGTCGGCGGCTGGTCCGCTGACGGTGCCCGGTCTGGCATGGTCGGCGGTGGCCGTGGTGGCCGATCTGATGCAATCAGCTGGAACAGGCCGCCGCGGGTGACTCCTCCACCCCTTCCCCTTTTTCCCTTGTCCATTGCTTCCGGGCCTGCGGGAGTGCTTCACACTTTTCTTCATTAAGGTAAAGCGTCCGGGGGTTCTATGGGGTACGTTTTAGGGTACTATAATAGACCGCGCCCGCAATGAACGCGCCCGCGCGCATAGGGGTTAAAAATAGCCGCCTGGGGCGGCGTAGGATGCAAGCGGCTGCGCGGCGTGGGTCTGTGGTGCGGTGCTGGGCGGTATTGCTCAGAGGGCACGAGAAAAGCCCGCGGGGGCATTCCCTGCGGGCTGTGGTGTATGGTATAGGGGGCGGCGGAGATCATACAAGGAACAATTCCCCGTCGACTTCCAGGCTCACGGCCTCTTGTTTCATCTCGCGTTTGATCTTGTGGCAAATGGCGACGATCTCGGCGCCGTGGCGCTCGATGTCCTCCGCTGCGGCGTTGCTGTAAACGATGGTCACGGCCTCGCCCACGAGTCCGGCGGACTGGCTCACCCAGTAGCCGCGGGCCTCGGTGGCGGTTGCTCCGCCAAACATGGCGGACAGCTTCGCGGCGACTTCCTCCACCTGGCGCCGGTTGTCGGTGGGGTGGTCGATGTCGGTGGTGCTGGGCACGTAAATAGCAACGCGGGAGTCCAGGCGGACGACACCGGGGATCGTATCAAAAAAACTCTTTTTCATTTCGTGTTCCTCCTCTTCCTTATGCGGTCGCCCGTGTGCGGCGGTTGATCTCTGCGAGTGCTGCCCTTACTGCGATTTCATCTTCGGCGTATGCCGTGCCGGAGATCGTCCCGCAGGCCCTCCGGTATGCTGCCCGGTCATCAGCCCAGGCGATCAGCTCGCGGAGCTTGTCCATGCTCATTTTGCTGTAATCCATTTTGTAATCCTTTCCGGGGCGGTGCCCCTCTGGCCCGGTGGGCCTCCGTGGTGTTGTCCTGTTCTTTATGATCTTATTATATACGGTTAAACCGTAAATATCCATTGACATTTTGCACACTGTTTAACCGTAATTTTTGTGCTTTTTGTGCACGGTTTAACCGTTGACAGTTTCGCCCGCTGCCGCCTATAATAATAGATGTCAAAAGGATAGCACCAAACCACCGGACCGGCGGCCGCTCCGCCGGGGAAAGGATGTAAAAATGTCGGACTTATTGAAAAGGTACGAGGCCCAATATGGCCCCGTCGCAAGTGGCTACTTGTACACGCTGGGCGGTGATCCTACCGCCACCGTGGCGGAGATAGAGCGCACCCAGGCAGCGCCGGAGGCGGACCAGCTTGCGTTTCTGGCTCCGCTGATGCCCACCACCGCAGAACAGGACGCACACAACGCCATCATGCGCGAGATCCAGCGGCTCTATTTTTTGCCGATCTCCCGCGCTTCCGCTCTGGCCGTGTGTAACGTGCTTGGCGAGGCCGGCGAGCTGATCCCCTTCCCCGGCCTGCCGGATTTCCGTTTTAATGCCTGGACTTTTAAAGACGCATGGAACGAGGCACACCCGGACGAGGCACGGATCACCGTTAACGGTGCCGCCATGCTGAATGTTTGACCCCCCAGAACAGCGACCCGGCTACACCGGGAGAAAGGACAAAATCATGTTTACAATCTATTACAACAACGGACTTTGGGACGAGTGCGACGGCACTTTGGACGACGCGAAAGCCATGGCCGACGAGGGCGCCAGCTATACGCAGTGCGATATATCAATCGAGGACGAAAACCGCGAAGAAGTGGCCCGGCGTAGATGGTACGGGGTCCCGTTCGACCCCTCCGAAACAGACGCCGCCGAAGATGACGTGATCCAGTTCGGCAACTTCGGATTTTTCGACCGCTGGGAGTAACAGAACAGCGGCCCAGGATCACCCCGGGCCGCTCCACCCTATGAAAGCGAGGTAAACCCATGCCCAGACCCAAAACAAACCCAAACAGAACAGACGCCCAGCGAGCCGCCCGGAACGCTTCAAATTATCGCTTGACGTCTGTCATCGGCTGCAAGCTGGACCGGGAAACGGCGGACCGTTACCGGGCATTTTGTGACGCGAACAACACCACGCCCAACGCCGAAATCAAAGCCTTCATTTTGTCCCAGCTGGGCGAACAGCCCGCCGACTAACCCCAAAACGCAGAACAGCGACCCGGAAAAAATCCGGGCCGCTGCTTTTTTATGCCGTTTTTTCAATCCGTCACGCGTTCGCCATTGGGCAAAATGAAAGATGTTTCAAACCCACAGCCAACGGCCCCGGCAACGTCCTTCAGATCCGCAGGAGTAAACCCCTCCCGCTTCATTTTCTGGGAAAACGCCTGCGGGCTGCTCCCGCAGCGCCTCGCCAACTCTGAAACGCTGATCCCCAGCTTTACGCATAAAATTTTGATCTGCTCCGATGTCGGCACAATATCACCTCTTCTCGTTTTTAATATAAACGTTCTTGTTTGTATTGTCAACCACGATTTTTTTAAAATAAACGGTAAAGTTTAAATTTGCCTATTGACATTATAAACATTATCGTTTATACTATAAACATCAAGGGAACAAAACGAAACCGACAGGAGGCCCACACTATGAGTTTTCCCCTTTTCATCCTCATTTTGGGCGCTGGCACCTTCGCCCGCCTGCTGTTCTGCGTGGTGGATCTCATCGAGGGCCGCCGCTAAATCAAAATCAAGGAGGATCGCCAAATGATCACCTACACCGAAACTGTTTTCGATATGGAAACCCGCCAGTCTGAACCGGTGGCCCGCTGGACCGTCGAAACCACCGCCGCGGACCTGCTGACCGTCAGCCGGAACGGCGAACAGAAAACCGTTAAAATCGTCCCGGATGCCGCTTTTGCGTATTCTCTGAAAAAAACCTATATCCGCGCCGCTGGTGGCGCGGAGGGCCTTTATAAGACGCTGGATCGCTGGGCCGCTGAAGATTTCCCCGCCGCGCTTTTGCTTAAAGTCCTGCGCTGGGCGTTTTTCGACTGCAAGCCCGCCAAAATCACCACTAACTGAAAGGAGGATCAACCCATGTTTAACAGTCTTTACCATGCCGAGATCGGCGGCGGCTACACCCTCCGCCGGAAAATCATCATCAACGCCGCGGACCTGCGGCCCCTGGGCGGTCAAATCGAGGTTGCCGCCCTGGTTGAAAACGGGGACGAGCTGAACAGCACCACCGTTACAACGGAGGCCGCCGCGCTGGCCGCGTTTCATTCCATGGTCCAGCAGTACGCCGAACCCCTGCAAAAAGCTGTGGACGCCGCCGGACTGGTTCCGGGCCGGAAATATACCCTTGTGTATCTCTCCGAGTTCGGTTTTCCCATCGCGGAGAAAATCACCTTTCACGGCTGCACTTTCACCACCTACGCCCAGCACGCCGACGTTGTGCGCCTGACCTACACCCCATACCGCAAGCGCACCACCCGCGGCCGGCTGTTTCTCGGTTCTTCCTCCCTGCTGATCTTCAACGGCTGGCAGGATCTCCCAGAACAGGCCGCCTACGAAACCCTGAAGGAGGACGAGAACGTCAAAATCACCCGCAGTAAATACGGCTGCTTTTCCGCTTCCTATATTGAGGATGCCGCCGCCCTGCTGAAGGACCCGGTTATGATCTTTAAAAGCTACCAGACCGGCGCCAACGGCCAGCGCTACGCCTGAACAGACAAGGAGGACCACAAGATGAACGAAAATTATTGTACGCTTGTCATCAACTCTGGAAATATCAATCATTATCATTCTTGCGCCGATGAAATGTACAACGCCGAATACCTGCACGGGATCGGTTTTTCGATGGAAACGGCTATTGAAATCGCCGCATGGGCCACACTTGCCCCGGAGGGCGACACATACGAACAGGACGAGCGCCCCGACCTGAAGATCTATATCATCTGAACAGCACCACCCGGACACCTTGGAGCCGCCGCACCGATAAAAGCGACGGCACCCCAGAAAGCCAAAATCTACACATTCAAAACACATTTTAGGAGGATTTTACCATGACTGACAAGAACAACCGCACCATGAAAACCGGCGACGTGGTGGAGATCACCGGCGCATACTTCAAGAATGACAACGGCCTTTACTTCGTCGAGCACACCCCCGGCGATCCGAATTGGAGCGGCCGGGCTCACTGCCTCCGGCGCATCAAGCGCAACGGCGAACTCAGCACCGCAAAGGATAATATTTGCTTCTGGCCCATTTCCGCCTTTGTGAACAGCCGGGACAAGCGGGCCGCCGCCAACGAGTGGAACCGGGAGCACGCGGAAATCGAAATCAAGGCCTTCCCCCACACGGAACACATTGCCGCCTATTTTGCAAGCGAGGCGGACAGCCTGGACGTGACAATCAAGCGCTATACATGGGACTTTGGCGAGGACTGCCAGACCGTCAAGGACACGAAAGAAACACAAGCCTTTTACCGCTCCGTTGCTGACGGTCTCCGGGCTGAACAGCCCACCGCCGCCACCGCACAGCCCAGCGCAGCCACCACCCAACAGCCCGAACAGCAGCCCCCCGCCACCGGCGCAGGCGCGGAAGCACCCGCAGAACAGCCGGAGGCCACCACCGCAGAACAGGCAGAACAGCCCACCCCGGAAAATCGGCCTGAAACGGTCCCGCCTTATGGTTCCATCGACGAGGAAACCGCCCGGAACGCCCACTATTGCATCCACATGAGCGACTACAAACCCGGCAGCGCCACGGCCAGTTATCGAAATTCCGTGAACAAAGCCGCCCAGATGGTAGAACAGCAGAAGGCCCGCGTCAGCGCTTTTTACCATGACAAGCTGGACGCCCTGCTGAACAGCTACGCCCGCCGCCTTGCCCAGTGGACGAACGATTACAACCGCAACCAGGCCAGCTATCCCAGCCAGTTTATCAGCGGAGCGGGCAACTTCAATATGCGCAAGCATAACCGCCAGATGTCCCGCGAGGACTCTCTGTGGGAGGAATACCGGCAGATCGAGGCGATTCTGGACAAGATCCGCAGCGTCGGCACCGGCCCGGTAGACCTGGCCGACCCTCACGCCCGCGAAATGCTCACCGAGCGCCTGAACAGCCAACGCCAGATGTTGGAGGATGCCAAGGCCGCAAACGCCTACTATCGCAAGCATAAGACCCTTGTCGGCTGTCCCGGCTTTACGGCTGAACAGGTCGCGAACCTCACCGACCCGAACAGCTTTGATATTCGCGTTCACGGTTCCCCCTTCCCCGCTTACGAGCTGGCCAGTCTCCGGGGCAAGATCGAGCGGACAGAACAGCGGCTTGCAGAGCTTGACAAGCGAGAACAGCAGGCCGCCCAGCCCCAGACCGGCACCGCCTTTGACGGCGGGCAGATCGTCCGCAATATCGACCTGAACAGACTGCAAATCCTCTTTGACGCCATCCCCGACGCCGCCACCCGCACCGCCCTGAAGCAGAACGGCTTCCGCTGGTCTCCCAAAAATCAGGCATGGCAGCGCCAGCTTACCGACAACGCCGAACGCGCCGCCCGTCAGGTCCTCCGCCTTGCCTGAACAGCGGCAAAAACCCCCTTGGCCCACCCTGCTACAATGAAATTAAGAACTGAACAGCCCGCCCCGGAGGTCACGAGGGCATGAAAGGACAACCCCATGTTTATGGTTTACTTCAAAGGCCCCAGGGACAAACAGCATAAGCCCATGAGCCTGAACACCGGCGAGCTGTTTAATCGCCTGGTTTATGCGCCCGTCTACAATGACGATCTTCTCCCCGCCGTGAAGTCATGGATCGACCTGAACAAAAAGAACGCCCCGGATTGTTCGATCCAGTGCCGCGTCCCCGGCACCTCGAAGATCCTATACGCCTGAACAGCGGCGCAGAAAGGACAACACTATGGCAACGACCGCAGCCCCCACAAGATACACGATCAACCGCGACGGGACCCTTGAAAAATGGTACCTGGAGCATGACGGTGGCGAGACCGTTTATCTTCGAAAAACCCCACGTCCAAAATGGAACTGTTGCATGAAGGAATTTCCCGTCGCCGAGGTCTACGAAACATACCGCGCCGCAAGAAATGCGCAGAAAGGAGCACAACCATGAAAACCGCCGGACATTGGGAGTGCAGAAACGAGATTATAGCCGCGCGGCTCCCCACCCCGCACAAGTACGAATCGTTTACCGAATTTTTCGACGTGGACAAGCTCGACGCCATCCGCGACAAATACGGCGTTGACCTTTACCGCGAGTGCTACGCAGACGTAGCCCGCGAGGTCATGGCTGCCGCGATAAATGCGCAGAAGGAAGCCCACGCGGAAATGACTTATTCTGAAAAAATCGCCGAAGTCAAGAAAGCCGCAGTCAACTGCCAAATAACCGGAGGCTTGCTTGACCGTGGATATTGGTACGGTGAAAATCCGTATGCCGATCAACTGATCGAAAATGCCCTTCTGTGCGACCTTTTCCCTGAAACGGTCGCTGACCCTGAAAACTTTTACAATTTCCGCAGATCCGATTATTTCATTCTTAGGCTGAGCAAAAAAGCCCTTCGTGCAATAGGAGGTACACCCCATGATGAACACTGAACAGTCCCTCACCTGCGTTTTGCAGCTCGTCCACGGACTGGACGAGGACGGAGCCGCCATTTATACCGCCGTCAGCAAAAACCCCTATGAATGGAAAAGCGCCGTCGGTCCCATTCCCCAGCTGTATTTTTTAGAACAGGATCTCCGCCGCACGTTGGTGGAGGAAGCTGCCAGCCGCATCTGCGACGCAGCCGTGCGCATGAACAGCCAACGCCCCAATGAACAGGGCTTCTGGATCGACGAGGAAGGCAAGCAGTGCGTCTGCGACGGGCACCGCGGCTTCCGCCTGAACAGCCCCATGGAGCTGACCGCCGCGCCGGAACTCAGCGCGGACGGTTCCCGGTTCAACCTGGCGCAGTTCATCGCCCCCATCCGCAAGAACACCCTGCGCCTCACTCTTCCCACTGTGGCGGAGGTTCGGGCGCAAATCAAAACGGACCGCGCGGAATGGGCCGCCAAGCGCCACCGCAGGGGCGAAACCTTCTCCCCTTATTACGATTTCGGCCCCGGTCTCCCCAGAGTCAACCCAAACTATCTGATCGATTTCCTTCAGATTTTCCCCGATGGCGAGGCGTTCGCCTCTGAACAGAAGCCCTATATCACCCCCATCTATTTCCGGTCCGCCGACGGCGAGGGCATCCTCTGCCCCTGCCGCAAGCCCGCCGAAGCCGCCGCCTGAACAGTGGCGCAGAAAGGAGAAACACTTGGAGTATAAAGCCATGAAGTACAACGCATTGATTGACGATCTTGTTTCGCTTGCCGAAGAGTCGCATGATTTCCGAGAGTCTATCGTCTGCACGGAGGCGTCAACAACGATTAGGCATCTTTTCAACGAAACCGAACGGCTTGAGGCGGAGCTGAAACACGCGAAAGAAGCCGCCGCAAGCCCCAAACCTGAAATTTTCAGTCTGCAAGATTTCATTCGTGCGAACCTCGTTCCCCCGAAGCAGCAGGTATATATATGCGAACACGCTGGTGAACAATACTTAAAAATGGCTTGGCTCGGCCCGTTTTGCGCGATTCCAGATTCTTATTCTCACCGCACCGTGGAACGGGTTTTTATTCCAATCACCGAAGCGCCGCTGGATTGTTTTTGTAACCTTTGCTTTGCCTTGGCCCCGGAATCCTGAATGTCAAAAACCCCCTTGGAGGGGTATCGTATAATAAAATCAAGGGCGAGATAGACGCCGCCCTTGCTTTCCATCTTTCTATCTTCCCTCACGCACGGCGGCTGCCGGCCTACCCAACGGCAGCCGCCAAACTCCAAACAGCATGGGCGAAAATCGTGCGGACACGGCGCAGACTCACACCCTGCGCGAACAGGGTTTTTAGCTTGTCCTCTGTTCTCCCGGTTCAACTCCGGTTTCGCTCACCAGCGGCGCGGATGCCGCACGTAGTATTCTCCTACCTTCCAAGCGTGGCCCGTAAGTACACGCTCGCCGTTCTCGGAGCGGTGTCCCGGTGCAACCCCGGCAGGGCAGCAACGCGGATATAGTTCATCGGCAGAACGGCGGCTTCCCAAGCCGCGAAGGTGGGTTCGATTCCCATTATCCGCTCCAAGGGTGCACGAGCAGCGCCCTGCATGGATCGCAAAGCCTCCTGAATGTGTATGACAGCCCGGAAAGACGGGCCGCCACATCACCCGCCATGGCGCAAACAAGGCGGGTCTATGCAGATGTCCAACCGGTGCTTTTTGTCCTTTCCACCCGGGAGCCGGGGACCTCTCCGGCCGTCTGCACCATGCCCTCCCACATAAGAGGTGGTTACTCTATAAACCGTAGTGGGCATGAAACCTCCATATCTGGCAGTGGAGTCGGCGGGTTGATACAGCCGCTATCGGGACGGTATTCTCGGAGAATCTGAGCGACATGACCGCCGGGAAAGACCGGCAACTATACGCAGACGTCCAAGCCGCGGCCGATCACGCGGGGAGTTGGGGGCATCTCCAACCGTCTGCACCATGGCGGGGAACGTTTCGGGTGATGCGTCTCTGCCAGTGCTCCCCAAAAATATAAGCTGCGGCCCGCAAAAGCAGCTCGTCTCCGGCAACTGGTACTTGCCCTTGACGCCCCGGTGCAATTCCGGTTGGGCATAGGACCCCTCGCACCTCTCGTCCAGGGTTCCCTGACGAAGTGTCCCAGAGGGGACATTTGCAGACGTAGCTCAGTAGGTTAGAGCACCCCCGAAGTGGGGAACGATGCAGGTTCAATTCCAGCCGTCTGCGCCAAATCCAGCGCCGTGAGAAGTACAATCACAAACGGGTTGCCCGGAGATGGGCGCGGCAGGGCAACAGAAACGTGTACCTATGGGGGCCAACCGCAGGCAGCCGACACGCAGCGGTGACAGTCTGGAAAGACAGACAAACATAGGGGCGAATGTTCCAAGGCTGGCGAGGCGGTCTCCAAAACCGCTTGGGTGGGTTCGATTCCCAACCGTCCCTGCCAACTCTAAACAGAGTCACCAACGGAGTATAAACAAGTGGGGTAACCGTGGGAACCGGAGATATGCGGCATAGGTAGCCTGAATAGGCAGACCACAGCGAGTGACGCCGAATGATGGCCGAAGCGCTAAAGCAGGGCAGGACTGCAATGCCGCACCAGATGTATGCTACCGCATTGCGGCGCCGCGGAAGGGTAAGACCGCTACAAGGGGCTTGCCTGTGCGCTGTATGAAAGCGGCAGGCCGAATAATAATTATTTGGCTGGCTCCGGCTATGAATGAAGAAACGGATGCGACCGACATACCGGCGCAGGGCTGAAAAGTTCCGTGGTTAGCGCGTACAGAACCATGCAGAGCGAACTCCGAGGCGTGTTCATCGAAAGGTATGCGGAAGTGGTGAGGTAACGGCTGCCCTTGGGCAAGGCCGTTGTGTAGGGCAGTATGCTTGCCCGGTTCTGTACGGCTAATTGTGTAAGCAATCCAAACGGAGCGCAATGCCGGGAGCCTATGTAAAAATACAGGGGTGTAGCCAAGCGGTAAGGCAAGGGACTTTGACTCCCTCACGCGCTGGTCCGAATCCAGCCATCCCTGCCATTGAAATTTTAGGAAAGGAGGATGTCCCATGAACAAGACTGAACTGATCGCCGCCGTGGCGGAGCGTTCCGGCCACACCAAACACGATACCGCCATCATGATGGATGCCGTGTTCACCGTCATCGAGGAATCCCTGCTCAACGGCAGCGAGGTCAAAGTCCCCGGCTTCGGCAAGTTCGCCGTGAAGCACCGGGAAGCACGGGTGGGGAAAGACCCCCGCACCGGCGAGGAAAAGGAATTTCCCGCCAAGACGGTTGCGGTGTTCCGCCCTGCAAAGCCCCTGAAGGATGCCTTGAACGACTGTGATCCCCTTCCCATTGCGTAAATTGCCCACAGAAGCCCTGTAAGTGCCCCTTGAGTTTCGTGGGGTAGTTTTCAGCCCCTCGCCTCTCTCTTATCTCTCAGGCCGCTTGTGGGGCCGTCAGCGCAAGAATTTTAATCAAGACCATACTCATACCGAAAAAGGGGGAACAATTTCCGTTTTGGAAAAAGTTCCTCCCTTTTTTAACTCGACATTCCATGCGAAAACGCCTATAATTTTCCCATAAAAAGGAACTACACACCTAAAGGAGACTTTTACGATGAAGATCATGAATCCATCTGCCATGAACCGATACAACGCCCTGCGGGAAGCCGCCGGGAAGATCGACCGCCTGGTTCCCCAAGTCCGCTTGCTGGATCAGCCGCCCCACGAGAACCGGGAGAACGCCTCCGTTGCGCTGGAATTTCCCACTCCCCTTGTGGTTCTTAATTCCACCATCCGTCAGGCGCTGTCCTTCCTGTTCTGCCAGTGCGACACCGTGCAGACGGACAAGACGGACCGGGGCATCTGCTTCACCTTTACCGTCTCTGAAATCTGGATCACGGAGGAAACCACATGAACCTGAAAACCAATGTCACCCGCCGGGACTTCGCCTTCAGCGTCACCGCCGAGACCAAGGCGGGAGAGCTGCGGATGTTCGATCATACCGTGGACGCCGAAAGCGAGGAAGCCGCCCGCCTGCTCCTGATCTCCTATCTGGAAAGCCGGGGCATGGAGCTGGTGGAGGCTCGTCTGACCGGCACGGAATAACGAGGTGCACTGCATGAGTAATCAAAACGCCGACATGAAAGCACTGGCCGATAACTTCTGGAATAACTATTTTCGGCCCAAGGTGGCGGATGCCACCCGCTCCTGTCTCCGTCTGGAAAAGGCCACCGTAAAAGCAGCCCCCAGCGGCGGCACCGTGGCCGTCCAGCTTCCCTTTGACGATACCGTTCTAAATCTGCCCTATGCTTCGTCCCTCTCCGGTCTCACCACCGGACAGTCCGTATGGGTGGGCATCCCCTACTCCGACCTATCCAACGGCGTTGTGATGTTTGACGCCACCTTCCAGAACCTTTAAGCAAACAAATCAGCAAAGTCTAAGCAAGATTTAAGCAAGTTACCGGCAAGTTAAAAATCAAAGCCGCCCACCACAAAAGGAGGCCATACCTATGCCCAACACCTACTATTTCGACGCGGCGGCCCACGAACCGCCCTCCCCCGCCGCTCTGGATGCTTTCCATGCGGCTCTGTCCCTCGGCAACCCCAGTGCTCTGCATGACCGCGGAATCGCCGCGAAACAGGCGTTGGAGGGTGCGCGGGAAAGTATCGCCCAAGACCTGAACTGTCTCCCGGAGGAAGTCTACTTCACCAGCGGGGCCACGGAAGCCTGCAACTGGATGATGGAAAGTCTGAGCGCCTACACCGGCAAGCTGGACTTCCCCCGCCATTACGAGCACCACGCTGTTCTGGAATATCCCCCCGTGGAAAAGATCCGCCGCACGGACCGCACCGGTTTCACCAACATGATGGCCAACAATGAGACCGGCGAGATTTACGACATCCTCTCCATGCGGCGCAACGCCCCCAACGCTTTGTTCGCCTGTGACGCGACCGCGGCTGTGGGCCAGATTCCCGTGGACTTCAAGGCCCTTGGTGTGGACTATCTGGCCTTTGGCGCACACAAGTTTGGCGGCATCTCCGGCATTGGCTGTTTGATTGTCAAGAAAGACACGCCCCTGATTTCCATGATCCGCGGCGGAGCGCAGGAGCGGGGCAAGCGGGCGGGCACGGAAAGCGTGGCCCTCGCCTGTGCCATGGCTGCCGCCCTCCACGAGCGCACTGTCCATATGGACGCTGACCGGGAACACCTTGCCAAATGCCGCGACCTGCTGATTTCCTATCTGTTGCGATTCATCCCGGATACCTATGTCAACGGCTCCTATGCCCCCAAAGATGTGGATATCCGGCTCCCCGGCAACGCCAACCTCTCCTTCTTGGGCGTGGAATCCCCCGCCCTCGTCATGGTCTTGTCTACTGAGGGCGTGTACGCGTCCTCCGGCTCCGCCTGCACCAGCGGGGAGGCGGACGGAAGCTATGCACTCCGGGCCATGGGCTACCCCGCCAACCGCGCCCGCTCCGCCGTCCGTTTCACCCTCCCCTATACCGTCACAGAGGATGATGTGCTGGGCGCCGTCCCTCTGATCGTCAGCGCTGTGGAAAAGCTCCGCCGCCTGACCCCTACGCCGTGAACGCCGCCCCTTTGGGCGGCGTTCTTTTTTATTTGAAACATTCATAAAGGACTTCTTCCTCAGTGTTTGTCCTCCACATTTTTGCAATTATCACTTTCGGCTGAATATCAAAAACAGTTGCCGAATATTTCATTCCGCAGTCCATTTTTGGGGCATACACCGCCGCCCAATCTCCAGATAGATGTCCTATTGGTTTTCCATCTTCTGTCTGAACCAGAATAGCATTGCGGTCAAATTGATTGTCCGGTTCTCGCTTAAATGTCAGACTGTGCCCTTTGCTCAATCTTGAAATCGTAACTTTGTCGGCGCAAAACTTCATCCCTACAATGGCTACTTTCTCTGCTGTCGGTTTATGTGCCCCACATTCCTCCCAATTTGATACATTGTTTGCAAACTTGTTTTTTAGACTTTCATACATATCGCTATCTACGGGAAGAATCTTAAATTCAGGGTGTTCTTTTTGTAAGCCGGCAATCTTCTTTCGGCTTTCGTTATCCCAAAAGCCTTTGACCTCTAAAATTGTGTTATTGGCAAGAAAGAAATCCGGCAAGTAAAAATCTTCTCCAACTTTGTAAGATTCTCGTTCATATTCATATGGAACATTTAGTGCATTTAGTATTCGAGTCACATTAGCTTCCCAAGAGCTTCTGACTGTTCTTCTTAAATCTAACCGATACCCTTTGTGAAACGGAGTTTCTTCCATCTCACAAATCATATTCCTGCTTGAAATAAACCCATTCCTGTCTGTAATTTCAATAAATGGTGTCTCACTTTCTCTGAGTGCGGAAAAACAGCTATTAGCAAGCGGATTTTGTCTATCTTCATATTTTTTTACCCATGGGTAATATGTATCCGCAAGAGTAAAATAGCTAACGTTTATCTCGGCTATTTCTTCAATTTTTTCAGGGGAAAATGCCGCAATTTCTTTTAGTACGCTTAAAATCTGCTCCTTATCCCCACTGTAAAAGCAGAAGTACGTATATCTCTTGAACAGTTCTGCGGGTGGTTCAACTTGCTCCGCAGCCTCTCCGTCTAGTATATATTTTATAGACGATTCATAATATCCGTACTCCGAAAAATATGGAAACATTATTTTATCTAATATCTTTCCCCTGAAAAATGAATCTTCAGAGCCACGCACATCACACGCAAAATATGTTATCTGTGAAAAGCCATCCCCATCTGGAACGACTTTGATTCCAAACGCCTTTGTATTGCTAAGCTCCTCAACATACCGTTTCTTTAAAATGTTGGGGACTTTCTCAGTTCGACCAAAAAAGTTAATTGCCTCAGTCCTTTTATGGGCAGCGAAGTATGCGCAAAGTGCTTGTTCTGTTTCTTTCCCTTCTTCGTAAGTAAACAAAAATAATCATCCTTTCCGCAAAGTTTTCTCTTGACTTTTCATCACATCTTTATTATAGTTTAGGTGTGGTTGAAAGTGAGGTGTGTAAATGTCTCCACGAACCGGAAGGCCAAAATCTGATAATCCAAAAACAATTCGTTACAGTGTATGCCTTGATCTAAAGACGGAACAGAAATTAGTTAAATACTGCACACAGCACGAAATAACGAAAGGCGAAGCGATTCGCAATGGTATCAATCTTCTTTTGGCCCATATAGAAGAATAACGGCATACTGCTCAATCTTGGCGGAGAGGACAGTACACCGTTATCACAACAACCTTTCGGAAGTCTGTAAATATTCTACTACACTTCTTTCGGAAGGTCAACACCCATTATCCCAACCGACAGCGAAAAACCCTCGTAAAGCCTGTTAAAAACCCCCTTGGAGGGCTGTGGGATAATGGAAGTATCAAGACCAATCGAAAGGAGTTTTATTTATGCAAGAATTGCAAGTTATTACCCACAATGGCGTGGAAACCGTTGACAGCCGTGAGGTGGCTGAAATGGTCGGAAGAAACCACAAGGAATTGCTACGTGACATCCGAAATTATGCTGAAACCATTGAAAAATCTAACGAGCGCAATTTTGCGCTGGTTGATTTCTTCATCCCCAGCACCTACACGGACAGCAAAGGAGAGGAACGTCCCTGCTATCTTCTCACAAAAAAAGGCTGCGACATGGTAGCTAACAAAATGACCGGTGAAAAGGGTGTCCTGTTCACCGCCGCTTATGTCACCGCCTTTGAGAAAATGCGCCAGACTATTTCTCGCCCCCTCTCCCCCGCCCAGCAGCTTTTGGAACAGGCCCGCCTTTTGGTGGAGCAGGAACAGCGGCTTGTGGCTGTTGAAAATCGGCAAAACGAACTGACCTTAAAGGTTCAGCGCAATTCTGATACAATGGATAAGGTCACAGCCGCCTATGTCGCTCCCATTTCCTCCGGCGATAACTGGCAGGAGAGCGCCAACCACACCATCAACGCCCTGGTCGAGCATTTCTGTCTCAACCACCAGATGTTCCGCAGGGAACTCTATGAGGAACTGGAACGTGAATCCGGCTGCGATCTTCAACAGCGTTTGACCCGGCTGAAAAACCGTATGAAAGCGGCGGGCGCTACCGTCACGCAATGCAGAGCCGTCACGAAACTGACCATTATTTCTCAGGATAAAAAGCTACGCTCCATCTTCATCGGCATTCTGCGCCGCCGGACGCTGGAATTTACAGCCGCCGAGACCGCTTGACCGCCCCAACCAAAAAATTTTACACATTTTTACACACATTCAGGAGGAAAACCGACTATGTTGACCGTGAAAGATATTGTTTCCATTCTGCAATTCGGAGAGTTTGACGACAAATATGGAAAAGAAGTGCCCCGCCTCACCGTCTCCGCTGATGGCCTTGCTACCCACATCAACCCGGAAAACAAACTGGAAATGGCCGCCTACGGCGATTTCATCATCGACCGTATCCATGTGGACGAACTGGGCGTGGATCTCTGCGTGAAAAGCAGCTTGTGCACCGCCGGGGCCTGATACACCACCAATTTTAGGAAAGGACTGATTTTATGGGAAGAACCTCTGCGCAGGAGCGCCGGGTCATGTCGGCCTTAGACTCATGGCTCCGCAACGTGCAGGCCAGCGGCGCGGCGGAGCGCACCGTCGCCGCCTACGCCGCTGTCACAAACAGCTTTTATTCCTTCCTCGTGGAAAGCGGCCTTTCCACCGAGGAACCCACCTTCACCACCATGCAAGCCTACCGGGATCACCTCTTTGACCGGGGCCTCTCCCCTGTCTCCGTCCGGTATCATCTGGTGGTACTCCGCTCCTTCTTCACCTACGCCAGCTCCCCGGAACTGGGTGAGGATCGCTTTTATGAGCAAAACCCTGTTTCCCTCTACCTGATGCCCTCCCTCCGCAAATTGGGAAAGCGCCCCTATGACGTGCTGCTCACCGATGAGCAGGTCTGCAAGCTATGGAGGGATTCCCCCGTCCGCACCACCCACCCGGAGAACTGGCCCCGGAATTACGCCATCGTGATCCTGCTGCTGACCACCGAGCTGCGCAACGCCGAACTGCGGGCCTTGACCCCTGCGGACATTGACTTGGAGGACGCCGCCCTTCGTGTGGAACACGGCAAGGGCGATAAATTCCGGGTGGTGGACCTGCCCGACATCGCCGTGATCGCCCTCCGCCATTACCTCGCCAGCGGCATCCGCCCGGACGATCTCCCGGATACCGCCCCTCTGTTCGGCACCCTCCGTTCCGGGGAATGGAAGGCCGGCACAAAACAGTGGCTTTCGGAGCTGGTGGAGCGTCACGTCCGCTCCGTCACCGGCGTTCCGGACATCCGCAGCCACGATCTCCGCCACGTCGGTTCCCGTTTGGATCTCAATTCTGGTATGCCCGAAAATGAACTGCAAGCCAAATTGGGCCATGCCAGTCCCATCACCACACAGCGTTATTCCGGGCGGCTCATGGACCGTTCCGGGCGGAAAAGCGCCAAGAAGGTCTTTGCCGAACGGGACTTACAAGCCAAGCGCAGCGCCGACAAGCTCACCGCCTTTTACGCCTGATTTCTCCACGCCCACCCTGAAACCAAAACACACGCCCATGCGTTTTGATCGCACGAGCGTGTGTTTTTTTGTCTGCATAAGACCGCACAACTATAAAAAGAGCGCACGGTTAGTCCGTGCGCTCCATGTAAAGGGCCTCCGCCCTGCGCTGCGCCGCCATCAGGTCCGCTTTTAGGCGTTCCAGTTCCTCAATGGCTTCCGTAATGGCGTGAAACAGACAGAGATATTCCGGTTTCAGCTGCTCCATGGTCTCCCCTCCCTTCTGCGGTCAGTGTACCACAGAGGGCGTGTCGAAAAAACGGGAAATCAGCCGGGGATGCCGGATATTTTATGCTTTCTCTCCCGCCGCCTTCTCCGGATGCAGCATCCCGATCAATTCGGAATACTCCGCCTCCGTCAGCTTCCCGGCCGCAAAGAAAATGTCCAGCTTTTCCTCCATTCCGGTGGTCTGGCCTCGCTCGATCATCCGCTTCAAAGTTCTGTACAGCATACTGGTTCTCCTTTCAAAATGTTAGGTTTATCATTCGTTCAGGCCAAGCTCCAGAAGCGTCAGCCTGTACTCCTGATCCACGTTCATGGCATCGTTGTCCGATACCGTCTTTTCGGTGGTGTGCACCGTTTCCCCGGCGTCCACTTCACATACCTGCGCCCCATCCCGGAAAAGATACGGCGTCCCCCGGTACGCCACGCCCTCCGCTCTCCCTGCGTCCGTCAGCAGGTACACCCCGGAATCGTGTCTGCGAATGTAGTTGACCTTCTCGGTCAGGTAGCTTTCCCCTTGCGGGGTGGTCAATCTGTACATAGAAATCCTCCTTATACAAAAAAGCAGGGGGCCAGCGCCAAGGAATAGTAGGCACCGTCAGTGGCGGTGTCACCGTCGGTGTCGACACGGCAGAAATAGCGATTGGTGCTCGAATCGACGGAACGGCACCACACAGAGGCCTTTGTGCCGGTGGCGTTGTGCTTATAATGCACCTTGCTGTTTCCAGCCTTGTAATAGTCATACTGGACCTGGTAATTCTGCTCCGCGCTGTTGGCGTAGGTTCTTACCCCAAAATATTCAAACTCCGAAAGCAGCGGCAGCAGATCCTGGGTAGCGGTAACATAGCTTGCGGTGTCATGTCCGCCGCCGGTGTTGTCGCTGTACTTGGTAGCCGGCTTCATAACCGCCCGGAGATCCGCCGGCAAAGCTGCCAGCAGGGTGTTGGCCGTGGGGCTGGTGGCGCTGGTGCTGTTGCTGCCCAGCACGGTCTCTCTCATGTGGCTGTTATTCCACCCGCCGCTGTTCGTGTTCAACTTATACATGGTAAAGGCACCGTTTGAATATGTATAGTCGCCGTAATCACCATCCACCAGTCCAACCAATTTCTCACCGATTTTGCCGATCTGGAAATGGATTAAGTGCTGCCCCTCTCTGGCAGAGTTGTGGTCAATGCCAATGATGAACGCCTGCACCGTCAGGTTGGTAAAGGTTGTCCTTCCCACCGTGCCGTTGATCACAATGTCTTTCGTGTCGCCCACGTTCCAGTACTGCGCCGCCAAGCCTGCCTGACTGATTTTGCTGATGGTTTCCCAGCTGTTGTTGTTCAGCACCGGATCAACATGCACCGGTGCTTTCAGCGTCGGCACAATGCCGCTCATAATCACCTTGCCCATCGTGTCACCCCTTTGATACAAGAATCGTGATGTGCATATTGCTGAATGTGCATTTGTCATCGTTGGCATTCTGCGAACTGTCCTTTGAGTAGGTGAACTCCACTGTCTGCCCCTTGGCAAGACTGCCGTTGTACGTCTTGTTCGTGGTAGCACCGGATACGCCATCTTCCACCGTAGTTCCGCCCACTTTCAGCGTGAATTTGTCATAGTTGGCTTCGCTGGAATAGGAATAGTTGAATGCCAGCACGGAAATGTCCTGCTTCGCCGTCAGAGCGGTGGACGCTGTGGAGCCATCCACCCCCGCATTGTTAGAAGCGAACGTACTCCCGGAGCCTTGGAAATAGTAAACGCCGTTGGCCACAGTAAAGTAGTCGGCAATATTGCTCTCCGTAATGGAGACGATGATTTCTTTCACGACAGACGGAGCTGTATGCACCTCGCCCTTCCGCATCATCAAGCATTTACCCATCAGGCCACCCCCTTTAGCTGCAAAGTGGTTTCGTCGAACTTGGCGGTTTTGGGGAGAATCAGAACGGGGCGGATACCGTGCGAGATGGATGCGTTGCTGAAGTAGTAGCCGCCATTGCCACCGACAAAACACACGATGCCGGTATCGCCGGTGTACGGGGAGCGGAGCCACCAGCCGGTGGCCGAGCCGTTCAGTTTCGCAATGCGCTTGGAGTCGGCGGACGTGCCGGGCCCAGATTCAAAGTAGTCCAGCTTCGCGCCGTCAACCGGGAAGTAGCTGCTGTCGCTGGTCGTCCAGCCGACTTCGTAGCCGGACAGCAGAAACACCTTGCAGGACAGACCGTTCGCACCACTCTGATCCGAACCGCCAGAACCGCCGTCGGCCCGATACGGGATCTTCACCTGCTTGACAACCGCCTGCTCAGTGGCCCCAAGACTATTGAAAAAGTCCCCATTCAGCCAAGTGTTGATGGCGCTGGTTTCGTACTTGCTCACGTCGGAGGTATGCCACTGCCGGTTGCTGTGAATATCCTTCCTCAGAAGCCACGTCCCGTCGCAGCTTGCATCATACAAACTGGAATTGCTGGGAATTCCTTGGTTGACCACCAGATATTCAACAGCCGTGCCGCCCTCCATGAGCTTCACGGTAGTCCCAACGGCAAGGGAACTTGCAAGGATGCCGGTTGACGGAGCTTTTGCTCTGCACCCTCCAACCACCGTTACATGGCCCATCAGCTCACCTCCGCAACAATGGGGATTGCAACCGTGTTGGCGTCCCCGAAGATGGTAAACTTGATGCCGCCGTCATAGGTCTCCGCATAGCCGTTGGTGATATAGGTCAGGTACTGGTTTTCCGCCTCCACAAAGGCCGCGTAATCGTCGCTTGTCCCGCTACCGGTGTAAGCATGGTCCACCGTGGCCGTTTGGCTTGCCAGCACCCCCGGAATCGCCACGCTCTGGGTCTTGACCCCGGTGTTGCTGTCCTCCACCCACGCGGTCCCAATGGTGGCGGTGTAGGTGGTCCCCCCGCCCCCAATAGGTCGTTGGTCAAGGGCTTCCAGTTCATTTTCGATCTTGTTCAGATGCGCTGCGTCCAGCGCTGGGGCCTGACCGTTGGCCCATACGGTTTTGGAATATGCCATTACATCCGCCCCCTCTCAGGAAAAGAAAGGGCCGTTTTTCTGCAATGATTCTTCTTCATAAAAGTTCCTCCTTTTGATCCGGTGCCCTTTTGGGCTGCTTCACCGTTCAGGTGGGCCACCCCGTCACGGTAGCCGTGGGGAAATCCTGTACCGACACGGCGGAAATCTGCATGGGGCCGCTCCATGTCAGGGGCCTTGTGAACCCCTGAACCAGATGCCGCTCCACCGGAGACCCCGGCTTGTCGCTCCGCACGATGGAAATGAGTTCATTTTCGTTCAGGTGCATGATCTGGCTGCACGAAACCGAGACGGACTTTTGCAGTGCCGCGGACCGTTTCAGCTTCCACACAGCCAAGTCCTCGCACTGCCGTTTTGTGGAATAGCCCGCCGCCCGGTAGCGCACGGTTTTGCGCCCGATCCGACTTACATTCGTGCTGCTGGCCGGGTCAAGGTTCTGCGCCCGTGCCGCCACCTGCGGGCTGTTGTTCACCGCTTCCCCAATGACGATAAAATCGTTGTACACTTCCGTGTTCTTTTCCGTGTACTCCGTCCCCAGCAGCTCCGCCTCGCTTTGTGAGAATTGCCACGCCAGCGGCTTGTCGCTGTCCAGAATATCGTCCTGAGATGGGTCGATCCGCAGTGCGCCGGAGGCATCGTACCCGATCCACGCCGCCAGCATTTCCGCAAGGCCCAGGCACACGTCCGCATAGCTTCCGTTGTCGCTGTCCACCCGCAGAGTGTAGGGCGCGTCCGTCAGTTTGGCCGTAGAACCGTTGGGCAGGGCCTGCGTCTTGCCGTTGTAGTATTCCGTAAATACCGGCGGCACGTTGTCCACCGGTTCCCCGTTTCCCCGGTCCAGTTTTAAAAGGGCTGCGATGGGGTCAAATACGTTGACCCCCGCTTTCACTTCATAGGTCCCTTCCAGATAGCCGAAAAGCGTTCCGTCCAGATCCGACCATTTATCCACCAGATCGTACTGCGCCGTCCGCTTGGCCGGTTCCAGCGTCTCCACCGGGTCCTTCACCAGAAAGACCCCCTGCTGGATGTAAAAGTCCGTGCCGTCGCTGAGCACAAGACCTTCGTCCAGCGCGATCCGGTTTCCGAACCACACCCGGTTGATGTTGTAATCGAACGTGCCGTCCAGATTTGCCAGTGTCACCGAGGCCGTCCGTCGCTGTCCGTTGTTCAGATTCACGGACAGGCTTCCGTCTGCGATAAACGCCCCGGCAAAGCGCCCCGTGGGGTTGTTGTCCAGTGCGAAGGCCGTGGAGCCGTCCGGCTGTAAAAACCGCAGACGGCACAGTTTGGTAAAAGACCGGCGCAGCATCTTGCGGTAATCGTTCATCCGTTCCGCATGGGTCATTTCTGCATCGCCTCCCTCTTATGCAAACAAAGCGTCGCCCGATGTGAGCAGGATACGCGCCCCATCCGCGGAGCCGATTTCCACCCATGGCAGTGTCACCGTCTGCACCTGCTGTCGGCTGCCGTCCATGGTGCTCATGGTAATGGCCCCGCCCGCCCGGATCTGCCACAAGTCTCCCCGCCGGTCTTTCAAAAACAGGGTGTCCTGCGTGGTTGAGAGGGCGTACACGGCGTCCCGCACCTCGTTGGTATCCGTATACTCCCCGTTCGTCAGAACGTGCCCTATGGACGCTGAGAGCGTCCCGGAGCGGTAATCGCTGGGGGAACTCTGTACCGTGGGATACCGGGTAAAGTTCCCCAGCACACCGGGGCTGTTGTTGTTGCTGATTTCCCCGCTGGCCACGTTCAGGCTGAACCGGAAGATCGCCGCCGGGTGATAGCCCCCATCTGCGTCTGTGGTGCATTGCAGAACCGTCCAGTCCCAGAAGATGGGTGTCACCGCGTCGGAGATCAGGGCGTTGGTCACGATGACCTCCTGCCCGTCCGCCGTCTGCCCCAGTCCAAACATATAGTAGCGGTATGTCTCCTGCGATACCGCCTTGCAGTCCAGAATGGCCCGCTCCGAAAGGGGCGTCTGCGCCACCGGTTCCAGCGTTGCTTCCCCCTCGTGGTAGCGGTAAATGGCAAAGCCCGTCAGTGTCCCGTTAAAAGCCAGATTCCCCGCCTGTAAGTCTCCTCCAGCAAAATCCGTCTGGAATAGTGTGTTCCCGGAAAACGCCCCCGGCGTCCAGCCGTCCTGGCTCAAAATCTGGTCCAATACACCAGCTTCCAGAACCTCGCCCGTCACCCACAGATAGTCGCAGGTTTGTACGCCGCCCAGCGTCAAAGAGGTAATGGACCGTCCCGCCAGCTTCACCTCGCTGCTGAAAAGGTTGCCGGACTGAGTACCCTTGTTGGGATACAGTTTCGGTCCGGGGTACAGAGTTACGGCGGGATACAATGCGTTGACCCATGTAACCTGCCGGAGATAGATTTGTCCGCCGGTGATCACCAGCGTCCATTCGTCCTCCGCCGTTACGCCGCGCAGGGCATCCTCCCAGACCTCCACGCCGTCCACCGTCATAGAAACGCCGGACTTCCCCAGCGTCACGATGGCAGTGCCTCCATTCAGCCCCACTGTCAGAATGGGATTGTCAAGAGTCACGTCCACCATCCCGCTCCACACCAAGCTCCACGGCTGAGCGTAGTTCATCGGCTGCCCCGTCACCTTGTCCCAGATCACGGTCCCATCCGCTCCCAATACCAGCTTTCCGTTTTGGATGCGGTTTTCTCCTGCCGCCGTGCCCTGCACATCGTACAGCCCCGGCCATGTCACCCGGATACCGGACTTTTTGCAGTTGGGACAGGCCACCACCGCGCCGGTGGTGGTGGCGGTAGCGTAGGCCACCCGGAAATTCACCCAGCCGGTGTCTGCCTGAACGCCGTTCTCCGTCTGCACCTGACAGCGAACGGCGTAATCCGTGTCGGAAAACAAGCCGTCATACTCCATCCGCAGTTCCGCCGTGCCGTAAATGCGCCCGCTGTCATAGAGCGCCGTATCGCTGCTTTTTGCCCGGAGCATCCACCGCACCCAGTTCAGCGTGTCTCCCTGCGCCTGAGAATAGGCCGCCGTAAATGCGTACTTCCGCACCGTCAGCGGCGAGGGGATGGCGGCCACGGTCAGTACCGGGTCCGCCCTCGTCAGAAAGACCGATGCGCTCCGCTGGGTCACGCTCTCTGCGTCGGTCTCCCCCCACCACTGCTTAATGATCAGCTTGTACTGCTGCCCGTTCTCCATCTTGGCCCCGTTCAATGCGTCAGCCGGAATGGTGTGGGTAAACAGCACGGTGTTTCCCGCGTAGTCGATCCCATAGAAGGGACATCCCTCCGTCAGCTTCCCGGTGGAATATACCTGCGTGGACGCCGCATCGTTTTTGCAGATCGTCAGGGAAAATGCGGTCATAGCGGAGTTGCCGTTCACCTGCCAGCTCACCGCCAGCGGCTTTGTAATATCAACCGTGCCGTTTCCCAGTTCCCCAAGGGACGAGGGATAAATATTCGTTGGTTGGAATAATGCCATGCGCCCGCCTCCCTTAATTTTTGTAAAGGCCCAGATTCCCGGCCCCGCTGTTCAGTGCCCGCATCACCTGCGCCACGGTCAGCCGGTCAGCCGCCTCCGCCCCGATCTGAACGCCGTTCACGCTGTAGCTGTCTCCGTAGTGGTCATAGCTGGTTCGGCTCATCACCGTTTTCCCCGGCATGGTGCCGCCCCGCTCCGCCGCACCGTACAGCCATCCCAGTTCACTCATCCGCTTCTGGAAAGTGCTGTCCGCGCTGGGTTCCAGCATTTTCTCCGCCAGCAGCGGCGGGATTACGATCTCGTCCTGACTGGTGGCCTTGATGCCCCCCAGACCCTTCAAAATGCCGCCGGAGTCATATTTTTTGTACGGGTCTTTTCCACTGTATTTGTCATTGATCTTGTTCTGGCGCTCTTCTTTCAGTTTGTCGATGGTGGCCTGACTGGCGCCGCTCTTTTCGGCATTTTTGATTGCCAGAGAGTAGTCCACATTGCTGTCATAGCCCTTGCCGCCGGACGAGCTGGACGAACCGCCTTTTGAAGAACTTCCGCCGGAACCGCTTCCGCCTCTGTCCGGGTCCTTGCCGCCGTACATGGCGTTGATCTTGTTCTGCCGCTCTGTCTCTAACTGCTTGATCAGCCCTTCCCCGGCCCCGGACTCCTTGGCCTGCTTGATGGCAAGGTTGTAATCCACGTTTTTGTCATAGCCCGTGTAGTGCATCTCGTTGCCGTCCGCGTCCACCTTCGTGTAAAGCCCGGAAAGTTTTCCATTGACAGCTCCCTGATGTACGTTGATGGCGCTCTTAGCATAGCCGTTTTCGTCATACGTGATGATATATCCGTTTTTCTCAACGGTTCGCCCCGCCAACTTTGGGTCACGGCTCATATCCGCGCCGGTGAAGGACCCCTTCACACCCTTTCCGTATGGCGTGGTGTCCCGGTAATTCAGGTTGGCGTCGCTGCCGTCTGCCAGCTTCCAGCCGGAGTCCCCCTCCTTGAACCCCTCGTTCATTTCTGTCTGCGTCCAGCCGCCCCCCGGATTCTTCGTGTAGTCGAAGTGGTAGCCTCCGGTCGCTCCGGCTGCGCCCATCATCCCCGGCAGCATCGTCTGTCCGGGGAGCATAATCCCATTCATAGCCCCGGCAATGTACTGATTCAGCTTGCCCAGCAGGTTGTTGACCTCCTCCACCTGCTGCCGCATCTTGGGCGTGCCGTTTCTGGCAATGTCGCTGAGAATGTCGTCAATAGTCCGGGTGGGGTCCTGCAAACTGTCCGTGATCCGCTTCCACTCGTCCTTCAGGGTCTCGTAGGTCTCCTCGATCAGCTTTTTCTTGGCCTCCAGCTCGTCGATTTCCCGCTGAAGGGCCAACTCCCGCTCATACTCCGCCAAGTCCTCCTTTGCCTTTTCATAGGCGTCCTGTGCGGACTTGACCGAGGATGCGTTGGCTTCCCACTCCCACTGTCCGGTTGCGGCATTGAATACCCGCACCGTCCGTTCCTTCTGGGCTTCCAGCAAGGCGTTCTGCTTTTCCAGCACCGCCGCCTTCAGCTGTTCCAGTTTCAGGGCTTCGTCCTCGGCTTGCTTGGCATCCTTCAGCGCCGCGATCTGCTTGTCGATGGCGTCAACCTGCTTGTCACGGGCATCCGCCGCTTCTTCCAGCTTTTTGTTAACGGCGTCCTCTAATTCATTCCACAAATCCTTTTGCAGCTCTTGGATCTGCTTGGTGATCTTCCAGTGCTCCGTGGACAGGGCGTTGATGTCCGCCTGACTGGCCCCGATCCGCCGCATATACTCCGCCTGTGCGTGGAGCGCCGCCTGGATCTGCCGCATCTTGTCGATCTGGTCCGCCGTGCTGTCCCCACGCTCCTGCATGAGGGAAAGCTCCGACTTCCGCAGAGATACGATGTCCTTCAGCCGTTCCAGTTCCGCGTCCTTGGTGGACTTGGTGGACCTGCTGGATTTTTTTGTCCCGGAAGGCGATTCGATGCCTGTGGCGGCGTTATAACCGTACTTCTCCGATTCCGCAATGGCGTTTTTCAGGCGGTTCATGGCCCCCTGCGCCTTCGTACTCAGAAGAAAGGCGTTTTTTAGATTCTCGTAATTCTCCCTGGACTGGTCAGCGCTGTACGCCGACATGGCAAGGCTTGCTACCTCCTGATACCCCGCCACAATGCTTTTGAGTTGGGTCAGGGTCTCCTTGGCCATGGTCTTTGCGCTGCTGGAGATGCGCCCGTTTGCGGCAATGAGTCCGTCTGATGCGCTCAGTGCGGCAGACTTGCACACAACGTACTTATCTCCTACCTTTGCAATGCTATCCGCCAGCTTGGGATAGGTCTTTGATACCGCCTCCGCCTGTGCTCCCGTCACCTCCACGGCATCTCCGTAGGTGGCAGCATAATCCGCCGCTGCGTCATACGCTTGGTTCAGTGTGTCCAGTGCGGCCTTGGCATCAGAGGTTTTATCCCCCAATACCTCATGGGCCTGTGCAAACCGGGCAAGTCCTGTGGTAACGGAATCGTATTCTTTCTGAAGGTCTCCAAGGTCTCCCCGGTTCTCCTTCAGCTTTTTGGAGAGATCGTCCGCCTGTTCAATCAGGGATTTCTCATACGTCTCCCCAGTCTGATAGGCTTTTTTCTCCGTTTCCTCAAACTGGACACCCAGCGCCTCCAATTCCTGTCGGGACTTTTCCGCCGCTCCCGGAATGTACTGGTCCAGGTATGCGGTCAGTTCCTCATAGCTTTTAAAGGTCAGCCCGCTGAGACCCAGCGCCTCCGCGCCGCCCCGGCTCTCGCCCATAGAGGTCAGGTGATATACCGTCTCCCCGGTTCCGACATACCCCCCGGCGCCTTTTAGTGTGCGCTTGGCCTGTCTCGCTTCCAGTTCTTTGAGTTTTTCAATCTGCCGTTCCAGTTCGGCGTTTTCCTGTTCCAACGCCGCCTTTTCATTCAGAATTTCCGGAGTTTTTTCGTTCCAGCCAAGCTCGTTGATCTCGGTGAGCCGCCGCCGGTTTTCCTCCAACTTTTCTGTGTTGTCGGAAATGTCGGTGTTCAGTTCGTCAATGGACTTTCTTGAATCCTCCGTGGCATTCCACAATAATCCAAACGCCGCCACCGCCGCGCCGATGGCAAGAATCCACGGGTTCATGGCGATCCCAGCCGCCGACAGCTTTGTAAACGCCGCCGTCGCGCCCTTGGCCGCCGCTTGAATCCCGATCAGCCCCAGCGACACCGCCCCGGCAGTCACCGCCGCGTGGCCAAGGTCCGTGTTCAGGACTTCCACCGTGCCGATCAGCACGTCCAGCCCGCCCTTAACGGCGTCGGTGCTCACCATGCTTTGAACGAACTCCGTCCATTCGTTTTTCAGAATGTTGGTCTTACGGGTCCAGCTGTCCATGGCGTTGGAAATTTCCTCGTCCGCGCTGCCTACGGCGTTGGCGTAGTCTTTCAGCATGGACTGGTACATATCCCAGTTCTGGATCAGAGCCAGCAGTTGAGAGGTCCGCAGCTTGCCGCCGATGTCGCTGACCATCTCCATCAGCTTTTGTTCGGTCAGCAGCCCGTCCTTCATGCTCTGGGCAAGGCCCCCGATGGCCTCCATGGGGTCAATGACCTCGCCGGTGGCCTTCGCCGCTTCATACGCAGCCGGGGCGTACTCCCGGATCACGTCCTTCAACCCGGCGATCTCCCCGGTGGTCCACGTCACGCCCTCGTCGATCTCGGTTTTCGTGTCCCCCACGATGTTCAGAACCAGTGCCCGGAACGCACGGGCCGCTTCGCTGCCGCTCCGCTGTGTGACCGCCGTGATCGTACCGATGGCCGCCGTCAGTTCGTCGACCCCCACATGGGCCTGTGCCGCCACCGGGGCCACGGTCCCCAAGCCTTCCGCCAGCTTTTCAATGCTGGTGGCGTACTTGTTGTCGATCTCGTTGGCGCCGTCCAGCACACGGGTCAACGCGTCAATGTTGCCCTTGTACTGATACGCCGCGTCCACGGACAGAAGGAATTGCTGTGCCGTTTCCGCGCTGGTGTCGCCCACCAGTTTTGTCTTGGTGGCCAGCTCCGCCAGTGCGTCCGCCTGTTCGCCGTAACCGGCACGGGCAAACGCCGCCACAGAGTTCAGATATTCGTCCGCCGCTTCGCCGTAGGCCGATGCCGTCTCATAGGCCCGATCCCGCAGTTCCTCCATCTGCTCCGCTGTAAAGCCAGTTACCTTGCGGACCGTCACCATCTCATCGTCCACCGCTTTCATGGTGGAAATGGCGTCCCGGAAGGCCCCAATGGTCTTGGAGACGATGGTGCCCACCACTTGCCATTGCAGCATTTTCAGGTAGGCGTTGGTAAAGCTGTCCCCTAACAGGTTGGTTTTCTCAGTCATCTCCTTCGTGCCCTTCTGGACCTTATCGGAGGAGTTCAAAAACGCTCTTTCAAATACGCCGGCGCTGTCCGCCGCATTCTTGGCGGCGTTTCCAATGCCCACCATGCCCTCGATCTGCCGCTGCATGGCCGTGGGGTTATAGGGGGTGTTCTGCGCCGCTCTGGTCTGCTGTTGTAAATAGGCGTTGGCCTGACGGGTGGCTTTCAGTTCCGCAGCCGCGGCTTTCTCCGCCGCTTGGGCCTGCTGTCGGTAGTTCCGGGTCACGGTCTGCTGGGTCACAGCCAGATCCCCCGTCTCCTTGTTCAGCGTCGCCACCACGCGGGTGGTCTCTCCCAGCCGTGCGGAGAAATCCCGTACCTGCCGCGTGGCCTGCCCGTTTGTGTCAAAGGTGGTGGAGACCTTCTGCAAATTCTGCGCCAGCTTCCCGGCGGCATTGGCTGCGCCGTTCAGACCCTGCGCCGTGCCGTTCAGATTCACCTTTGTGGAGGAAACCGACGCGACTTCCTGCTTCAGCTTTGCGATCTCCGCCCGGACCTCTGTAAAATCGGGTACGCCCTTAAAGATAATTTTTGCCATGCTTCACCGCCCTGCCTTTACTTCAATATCCTTCGTCACCCTCCCGGCCCGTGTAGCCGTTGGCTTCGATCTGTAATTCTGCGTCCTGTTGGTTCATGGCCCGCACCAGCGTTTCCTCCGCCCGGTCTCCCTCGACCATCTCCGTGACGAAATTCTCAAAAAACGGTCTGGCCGGTGGGCGTCTGGTCCAGTCATAGGGCGGGTCCAGATGCTCAATGCGCCCGATCAGCGCGTCTCCGTTCAGCGGGCTTTCCACCTGTTCGCTCTCGCCGCTGGGCTGGTAGTCCATGGAAACGCTGTCCTCTGTCACCGCAAACTCCGTGTTGCCGTCTATGTCAGCCAAGCCGCCGTATTCTCCCCGCCGGATATATTCCTTTGGGTCGAATTTTTCGTATACGTCGCCCTGCACGTGCTCGAAAAGGCATTGGGACAGATCCTCCCGCAGCGTGGGCATGGCCCCCGCCAGCGCCGCCTTGAACCGCTGTTCCAGCGCCGCCATGTCCTCGTCCAGCCCTGTGATCCTGGCAGACACGCTTCCGCTCATTTCCCCGCTCCTTTCCATCATGTTCGTGACCTCACGAAAATGGTCCCAAGCATACGCCGAAGCATGAGGATCTCATGCTCTCCCGTCTGCCGGGGAACAAAAAGCGGAGCCGACCGCCGGGTTTCCCCGGCAGTCAGCCCCGCTCGGCTCATCCTATCCAACGCTTAGGATAAGGCGTTTTTGGTGTGTCCCTTACTCGCCGGTGACTTCCAGAACCGCCTGCGCGGTGTACTTGGCCGCCCCCTCGGCGGGATACTGGATGGCGATGCTCCCGGTGCCCTGTGTGCTCCCGGCGGTCACAATGCCGTCCGTGGAGACCGTGGTCCCGGTAGCAGTCCCGGCGGTCACGGTGTACTTCAGCAGGCTTGCGGGAGAGGGCGTCACCAGTTCCCCGTTTTTCATGACCAGCTTGGCATTCACGGGGGCAGTGCCACTGGCGGCCACGCTCACCACGCCGCCGATCACAGCGATCCCGGCCACCTCGTCGCTTTCCTCGTCGGGAACCAGCACCATGTAGGCGGAAGTGCCCATGCCGCCGCAGGCGTCGCACTCGGCGGAGATCACGTCGGCGTCCTCATTGATGGCGCGGCCGGTGATGGTGGTGGTATCGTAGTTGGATTGGTCGCCGGTGGTGTTGGCCCCTTCGGGGTTCAGATACAGGCGGGGCACGATCAGGTAGGCCCAGCCCCAGCGGGTGCCCTTGTTCTTGCCGGACACGTTCTGGTATACGGCGATCTGCGCGGTGAAGTGGACGATGCGGCCGTTAAAGGCGCTGTGCACCACGCCCACCTGAGCCGCGGGCTTCCGGGCGAAGTACCACACCTTGTAGCTCTTGCCGCTCTCAGCGGTGAAGCCGGTAATGGCACCGGTGGCGGGGTCAATGGGATAAGGAACGCCGCCCACAGAGTAGGAGGAAGCCGCGCCCACCTCCTGCACGTAGCAGAAAATGGAGGAATAGCCGTACTGGGCCACAGGCACCAGCTTACTCACGTCGGCCTTCAGGGAAGTGCCCGTGGCCTCCAGCGTCTGACAGACGGGAGAAACGGCGTTGTAGCTCACGGTGCCGCCCACAGCCATCATCTTGCTCATCAGGTCGAAGTCCGCGCGGGTGAAGTTCACCTGCGTATCGCTGTCGCTGGCAACAATCGTGGCAACGCCGTTGCCAAGGCCCGCTCGCAGAGGGTCGATGTTGCCGGAGAACTGGATGTTACCGGTGGAGAACTTGTCGCTCTGGCTCAGAACCTCGCCGGTAACAGGGTCTTGAAGCTGTGCGGAGCAAATGCCCTTCGGGTAGAGTCTCTTGTCAGTAAAAGTGATCATGTCTGTTCACACTCCTTTTAAGTTTGTTCCTTGTTGTTGGTAAATTGGCTCAGCGGGGTCATGGCCCCCGCGTCCTCCCGCTCCCGGTCATAGAAAAGGTGGGGTACAGGGTTCCCGCCCTTCCACTTCACGCCGTTGCCCTCCGAAATGCCGCAGATCAGATAATCTGCCGCCCGCTGGATGGCTTCCTGACGCCGTTTTAGCTTCAGCAGGGGCCATTCGTCCATCTCTGTTTCCTCACAGCCCGTAAACAGGGCGATGGAGGAAAGCAGAGCGGCCGGGTCCCGGCGCAGCTTCGGCCCGTTTCTCCGGGCCAGCTCCGCCTCCGCTTCCAACAGGTCCGGGTTGGCGTCCTCATCTGTCAGCTCAATGCCGTTCTGATAGGCCAGAATAGCCCTGAGTCGCTGGAATTGTACCGGGGTAATGGTGATTTCTTCCTCACCGTTCCATGTAAAGCATGTCCCCTTTAAATCCATTGTGTTTTCAGGTGAAAGTTTCACATGAAACAGGCGGATGCGGTCCGAAAGGCTCCGGCCCTCCCCCAGCCGCAGCGCCAGCGCCAAAAACGCCAGCGCCCGGTTAAAAAGGCCCACCGGTTCTTCCCCCCGCTCCATGCTTTCCAGATCCATGACCCAATAGGCTGTCAGCAGAGGCATGACCGCATAGCGCACAGGGAGCGCCTGCTGGATCACGTCAATGGCCGGTCTCGCCATCTCAAATTCCTCCTGCTCACAGACTCGGATGGGCCATAGGGTCAGTCCGGCGGTTTCTATGGGTTCGTAGCGGTCCGCCGCCCGCTTGATATTCCGTGAGAGTTCCATCTTTTAATTCATCCTCTCCGATATCTGAAATCAAATGGTAATGCCCGCGCTGGCAAACAGCGCCACAATACAGGCCCCGGCGATCAGCCAGATCACCTTGTCCACGAGACTGTCCCACCGTTTGGCGGCCTTCCCTTCCATTTCCGTCATCTTTTCATCGATCCGGCTCACCTTTGTCCCCATCTCTTCCTGCTTGGTCGCCATTACCTCTACGCTGGCAGTCAGCTTGATCAGCGCCTGCTGATCCCGCTCCACATCGTCCATGCGGTGCTTCAAGGATTTGATCTCGTGCTCGTGGCCCTCTATTTTTACGGCTGCTTCTTCCATGGTCATGGTGGCTGTCCTCCCGTTGTGAATTTAGTAGTCCTCAATGGTGTCCCCCATGGCGGCTTCGCTCTCCGCCCAATGGATGCTCATTTTCAGTTCCCGGCCCACTACCGTGCCCGTCTGGTCATACACCGGGCGGCTCCCGTTGTCTGCGTGGGCGATACGGGAGAAGTCGCACACGCCAATCCCCGCTATGTTCACCCCGTTCAGTGCTTCGATGATGCACTGCTCCATATCGTAGGCTCTGGAATATGCCTCCGTTTTCGTGGTGGTCTCCTGATTCACGTTGCAGGCGATTACAAACGTGATCCCGATCCGTGCGTCAAAGGGCGTCTGTGCAAAAATGCGGCCCAGATAGCACTTGATCATGCTCTTTGCCTCCGTCTGGGCTTCTCCCCAGAACTTCTGAGCGTAAAGGCGATACCCTTTCGGGTGCTTGCGGCGCTGGGTGCTGCTGTCTACCACAGGCTCGTTCCCGTCAAAAAGAAGGCTCTGCTTCTCCTTGGCCGTGGGCAGCCGCTCTCCCAGCGGCTTGGCCCCGTCATGCCATAGATATTTCATCAGTCGGACACGGGGCCGGGTGTTGTCATCCATCGGTTCATAGCCGTCCGGCAGCGGCAGGTCCATCAGATAGGTCAACAGCTTGTGGGGGATCTCCTCCGCCCCGCGGAAGGTCAGAAAACCGGTCTGTACCCGCTCGTAGGGATAAGTGGGGCTGTGGAAGGCCGGGTTCATTGTTTGCCGTCCTTTCTCTGCTGAAAGGCCGCGTCAAAAGCGCTCCGGGCCTCTTTCAGGTCATCCAGCGTCTTTTGCACCGCCTCCGGCGTCATGCTCTGCGCCGCAAGATCCTGAAACCGGCTCACGGGATCATTCATGGCTTGCAGCATCCCGTAAATCTCCGTTTTCAGCATCTTTTCCAGATCACGGTAATCCGCCAGCAGGTCAAAGGCCTTGTCCCGCAGCTCCGGCCCTTTCCCCTTCATGCGGTCGATCTGGTTGAAGATGTGTCCTCCGGCCCAGCGGTCGTAGTCGTCGGCGGACATGAGGTAGGTTTCCCCCTCCACCGGTTCAAAGTCCTCTCCCAGATACAGCTTTACAAAGCCGCCCATGAGATACCGGCTCCGCCGCTCCACGTTCTCCTTGAAGTAGGGGAGTACCTGTCCTCCCTCCACACGGACCTCCATCCGGTCAAAGCACCGTCCGGCGCACTCCGCCGCAAAGGCCGCCTTTTCCATCAGGGGCACATAGTCTCTGGCTGCCAGCAGCCCTTCTTCCGTCAGCTTTTTCCATTCCATATACGTCATTCCTTTCAGATTTTTTGGAATTTCTCACGGTTGCTTCCTCGCAGGGGACACAAGGCCGCCTGCGGTGTGTTCTCCCATTGCCCGGTCACGCCGCATAAATGCTGGTGTCCGCAGATGGGGAATTTCTGCCCCGGCTGCATCTCGCACAGCAAGCTCACCGTTCCGGGCCGCTTGTAGGCGTATGGACACTTCTCTGCCATTACAAGCCCTCCAATTCGATCACTGCGCTGACGCTCTCGCCCTCGCATCTGGCCGTCACCGTCAGCGGCTCCGGGCTGTTGCCCCAGCATCGGACTGTCAACTGATTCCCATTGACACTTACGCTGTAAGAACCCTCTGCGGCTCCTTCACAGGTCCATTCTACCGCCGCATCCTGTCGGACACCGCCGATAAACAGTGCCGCCTCCAAGGTCTCCACATCGTAGGGCGCCATGTAGCGGGGAACCTCATTCAAAAACTTCACCGATGGCGTTTTCTCGCCGGACGCCTCTACCGTCACCGCAAATCGTCCTTCATAGGCCGGGTTCTGTTTCAGAGCGGCGATAATCTGGCAAGTTCCCTCGGCGACCGCCGTCACTTTTCCGTCCGCATCCACCGTGGCCACGTTGGGATCGTCCGACCGCCACACATAATTGATCGGGTGTTCTGCGGTGCTCTCCACATCCTCCCCGTTTCGCTGAGACCGTGCCGTGAAGGGAACGGTATCCCCCGCCGTCATCCGGGGACTTCCGGCAACAAATACCGCCCAGGAGAAGTTCTTCCCGCCTGCCACTTTCGCCTCCATATCGTCGATCTCATGGTTCGGTTCCTGCATCCGGGCGTTGAAGTGCAGCAGATGGGTGCTCTCGTCATCCCCGGTGAACTCCTGTGTAATGTCAGAATATCCGGTGATCTGATAGGCCCGCCGCCCTAAGATCAGGCGGCTGTTCTGGTCCAGCTGCTCTGTGTTGGCGTTGCGCTGGCAGATGATGTTGAAATAGCCCTGCATGATGAGGGTCATTTCCTGGAAGTCGTTGGCCGTGGCCTGTGCCAAGGACTTTTCCACAAGGATCGGTTCTTCCCGGATGTTTCCGTACCAATCCAGAAACCGCCATACAGCGTTGCACCGCCGCATGATCCCGGTCCCTATTGCGCTGGACAGGTTGGAGGGGTTCGTCACCAGCCAGTAGGAACCCATGGTCTCCACCTTGGCTCCCTCCGGGATGTAGTCCACTCCGGCGTCCGCCACCAGAAACGCCTTCTGGTCATCAGTTTTCCGGGTGAGGCTGACGCCTTGCTTGGTGGTGTCGGAAAGGCGGATGTGCTTTGTGCTCCACCGGTAGAAGTCACCAGGAACCAAGCCCTGCATCCGGGCCGTCACAAAGTCCGTGGCGTAAGGAGCCATTTCCTCCACAAACCGGGCCGTGGCATCCGCAAAATACTGCCGCTTCCGGTCCCGGTATTGAGCCGGAGCGTTGGTCGCCCTGCCGTTCCCGCCGCCCAAAAGGCCAATGTTTTTCATGCCGTGCTTGGCGTCCGCCATGTGGTCCCCTCCTTTCAGATCAGCACCATCTGCCGCGCCGACCGGTGGAACGCCGTGGCGTACAGGCAGTCCTGCTCATACTTCCGCAATTCCTGATTCAACAGCCCCCGGTTCTGCAGTTTCTTCTTGCTGCCCTTTTCCATGTACTGCGGCTCGTTAGGCGGGTTAAAGCTCCGGTCATGATCCTTGGGCGCGTCGCTGAGCCAGTTGCGGAAAAACCGCTCGTCCCATACGGAGGCTACGCACAATCCCAACAGCCGCTTCTGCTCCGCTGTCAGGTCATGGGCAAAGGCCCCGTCGGTGTAAAAGTCCATTTCGTACTGCAATCCCGCGTCCATCTGGGGAGGAAAGGTCACGGTCCCGGTCTCCGGGTCATACACCGCCTCTCCATACGGTACTAAGAGTACGGACCCGTCCGGCTGCTCCGCCCGCTGTGCGCAGGAGAATAATTCGTAGCCGGTCATCCCAGTCTCTACCTTCGTTTCTTTCGCAATGCTCTCCAAGGTGGAGACCCATGCGCTGTCCCCGTAGGCGGGTTCCGTCAGTCCCTCCTTCAGGTAATCCACCATCTCAGGGGGACGGTTGAATACCGGGATCGCGTTTTTCATGTACAGGCTCATCCGCCGAAGGAACCGCGCAGGGCTTTCCGCCGCCTGATCCGTCAGTCTCACGTCATCAATAAAAACCATGGCATGGTCCGAAATGATCTCGCTCCAACTCGTTCCCATAGCCGTCCCTCCTTTTTGGCCTGTTTTATATGTTTTCCGTCCCGCCCTGTTTTTTCGGAACGGTCATGTTCTGTTTTAATATTGCCCCATGCCGCCGCATTCCCAGTGGCATGGGGCTTTTTGCCTGTTTTCTCTCAGCCGGTCCAGTCGGCCTTGGTCTCCCGCACGTCGATGTGGGTAAAGCCCTGCTTACTGTAAATGCCCACGCCGCCCCAGTCAGGCATCAGCTGTCTGGCATAGGCCGCCACCTGTTCCGGCTTCTGTCCTTCCACGGAAATATCAGCTGCCGTGCCGTAGCAGTGCTGGCTTTCCGTCACGCCGCCCACCTTGGCGTTGTACTGGGGAGTCCGGTAGCCACTGTTGATCACCACAGCGGAACCGAAATAAGTGCGGATGGATTCCAGCACCATTACCAAACGGGGAGCCACCAGAACGGCGTCGCTGCCGTCCCTGCAGGCAAACTCCTTGACCTTGAAGTGGGCGGAAAGACGCTTGTTTCCGTCCTTGGCCTTGGAGTATCCGTTGATTCCAACCATGCTCATCACCTCATTTTGTATAATGCACGAACCATCTCTGCCCGTGTCACCGTCTCCCCCGCATTGCTGTCCGTCAACAGCCCCTTGGCCTTGCCCCATGCCAGCGCCGGTTCCTCCGGATTGACTGGGGCCGGGGTAGGGTTTGTGGTAGCCGCCTTCCGCTCCCAAAACAACAGCAGCGTGGGCACCTTCCGGGAGCTGGTCACCTTGCCGCCAGGGAAGATTCCCTGCGTGGAGCCGCCGCCGTCCATCATCAACGCATCCGTCACGCCTAACCCCAGTAGCTTATTCTGAAGCTGTTCACGGGTCAGACTGGCCTTGTCGCACCAAAGGCAGACCTTGCCGTTGGGCATCCAGCCTACAGCCGTCCGGGCGGCAGGCCGGGCCACGTCCGGCGTGAGGTCCCGACGCAGTTTGGCTCCCGCTTTCAGGAGAGGGACGCCGGAGAGGAAGGATCCTCCCCGGTCCGTCAGCATCTTCGGAAGTCCGTCGCTGCCGATGGAAATGCCCCAGTCCTGATACGCGTCTCGGCTGATGATCTTTCCGTCGATCACCGTCCAGCCCACCGGCTGAAATTTGCCGTTGAACAGATAGCCGTTGATGATGTGCGTGCAGCCGGTTTTCGCCTTGATCTGCGTCGGGGACAGCTTTGCCGTGTTGTAGTAGACCTGCGCTCTCGCGCAATCAAACGTGTCAATCATTACAATCTCACGGCCTTGGTGGCGTGGCCGTCCTCGTCAAAGGTAATGCGGTAATGGCCTTCGGGGACCCAGACCTCCTCCTCGGTGTTGGCCTTGGCGGGGTTGAACTTCATGTAGTCGTGGAGGTGCTTCACGTCCTCCGGCTCCTTCTCGGCGGGGATAAAGCCCTCCTTCATTTCCTGCTCAGACCAGCCGGTCTGGGGGCCGTCGGGAGTCATGGCGTAGTCCAAGTGGAAGGTCGCGCCCGCCGCCTTCAGTTCGGCGTTGATCTCGCTGAGCTTCTTGCCGTTCTTCTTGCCCTCGTTGATGATGTCCGCATACTTCTTTTCCATGATTTGTTCTCCTTTCAAATCAAAAAATGGTTGTTGATCCTATCTATGCCCCCTCGTCCTCGCCCCGTTCCTTGTCCTCAAGGTGGGGTTTCCAAAGGGGATTCCCCCGTCTCCCGTCCTATGGGGGAGGGTTTCCAAAGGGAGAGGGCCGCAGCCCCGTCCCCCCCTCCAAAGGAGGGGGTTTCCAAAGGGGAGGAATCGCAATTCCGCCCCTTTGTGCCGTTTCAAGGGGGTGCGGGGGGAAATCGGAATCCCCCCGCGTTTCTCTTTAGGGGGCCGGGGGGACATTCTCTTTTCAAAAGAG